ACTTGATGGAAGAAGAATGTATCAAGAATTACAAAGCAGAAACCTTCAACACCAAAGAGAGATGACGTACAACTTACAATTAAAAATATTAAGAAATCTAACTCTAAGAATAAAGAAGTAATGAAAACACCAATACAAGAAGTTTACGAGACGAATTAATAAATAAATTATAATTATGCAAACACTAAAAGAACTCACAAACGAATCTGCTATACATAATATCTTGTATAACCACCTCATCGAAACTAAAGGTGAGTGCGATCATGATGAACATGGACAACTATTAGTAGATGTAATATGGGAACTAAAAAAAGAGTTAACACGAAGATAAATTGATAATATAAATGTAACTAAAAAATATAATTATGACTTACAATGGAATTGCAAACGACGAATTTGGTATGGACTACAATCAACTAGGCCCTAATGAAAAAGAATGGGTACAAGAAGTATATGAAGAATTTAACAACTAAAAAATATAACTATGACTACTAACGAAGCTACACTTGACCTCATCACTTCAATAATGGATTGCTACATAAACAAAAAAACAATCTCAGAAAAAATGTGCTTAGCTAAAATACAAAGCGCCATTGAAGAGTCTTATATCCATGGATCCTTAGACAATGAATATAAATAAGGTTGACACGAGACTGAATTGATAATATATATGAACATTAAATAATATAACTATGACTAAATTTGACTTACAAAAATACTATACACACGAAGCAAAAATTGGGCCTCAAGGAGGTGGCTGGGCAGAGCCAAGTATGACTGTACAACAAATAGCTCATGCAATCTATACTGACTGGCAAAATAAAAGCGATCTTAAGAATTGGAAGCACGATCCAAGATATGTGCACAACACTAGAACTAATCAAGATGCTATACATAACATCATAAATAACTTTATCCGCCAAGACTACTTTTAACATAACTATGGACACACAACTAAATATACTAGAACTAGATATAATTTACAACTGTCTTGAAGATTGTTTAAATTCAGACGACTGGAAATTTAATGCAGATCCAATATCAAAAGCTATGACTAAGATTGATAAAATACGACGAAACACACGTGGCTGGGGTTATGGCGGATAAAGGTTGACACGAAACACATTTGATAATATATACGTAACTAAAAAACACAATTATGCAAACACTAAAACAAAGACTTCGCCCTGAGTACAAAAAACGACTAAAACTATATCAAAGCCATTACCCAACACTTGGCGAACGTATAAACAACAACCTCAAAGAACTTGAATGGATCGGCGATCTAAGGCTAACTGTTCTAATCGATATGAAACTAGCATTCAAATTAAAAGATGTAGCCGAAGTCTACGATATATTCTACGAGCAACATATTGACTAAAAAAGTGCGACAATAGCCCCCTATATAACCTTATTAATAGGCTAATGTCACAGTTTTGCAACAAGGTCACACTGTGAGACTCGATGTTATATCAGCACTATATATTTTCACTATAAATAAAACACATACTTTACTACTTAACTATAAATAAATTTAATACTATGAATGACAACAACTTAGGACAATATAGAATTGAGCTACAGGCTGCGAAAGACACAAGACAATTAATTGAGTATAGTTTTTATGCTGAGGATATACATGCGGCATATTATGAGGCTGCGGCGTTTGCTGCAAGACAAGACGAAGAATATACATTAAAATATTTAATTAGGGTTTGGTCATGAAACTATATAAAGATACAATAGAAGCAATTGCTATACACGCTGCAATTAAAAACACAGCTTTAATAGTTAGTTTTACACAATTGAAAATTGAGTACAAACATGTGCTAAAGGAATTAATTATTGAGATGCAAAAAGAGATTGACAAAATAGATAACGATTTACAATTATGAAATATACAAAAGAGCAATTAGATCAATTGGTAGAATTATTTGATGCAGATGGCGTTTGGGCGCAGATGCAAGATGAGGGTCTTGAAGACGAGAGTTTTTATATTGAGCAAAAGTATTTTAATCTTTAACAAGGTTAACACGGTAGAACATTGATAATATATATGTAACAACTAAAACAAACTAAAATGAATTTACTTACACAAAACACAAAACTAAAAAAAACCAGTAAAGAACTTGGCAAAAGGGTATTTAACTTTGGTATCCCAGCATACAAATCTGCAAGTGGTAAATTAACTTGTCCAATGGCTCTTGAATGTGTCAAGTTTTGTTACGCTAAAAAAGGTGCCTACATATGGTCTAACGTTAAACCCGCGTTTGAAAAGCGTTATGAGCTAACTAAAACAACGGAATTTGAGGGTGCAATGATAAGTGAAATAAACAAAAAGAAAGCGGACTTTGTACGTATTCACGACTCAGGCGACTTCTATAGTAAAAAGTATTTAGACAAGTGGTTGTATATCGCAGCAGTGATGCCTCATGTAAAATTCTATGCCTATACCAACATGGTTGCAATGTTCAAGAACATAATACTACCCGACAACTTCGACGTTATCTATAGTAACTCAGGCAAACAAAAACATTTGATTGATCGCACAATTGATCGTCACACGGAGATCTTTAAAAGTAAAGATGAACTAATAGCAGCGGGTTATGCAAACGCCTCTGAGAATGATTTGAATGCAACTAAATGGTTTAACACAACAAACAAAGTCGGGTTAATATACCACTAACAAGGTTAACACGAACAACAATTGATAATATATATGTAACAACTAAAAACTATAACTATGACACAATTTCAAGAAAACCTACAAGCTATGATAATAGATAATGTAAAAGAAGAAGTTAAAAAACACAACAACCTACAAACAACTGATAGCGCTTTGCTTTACAATTTACAACAATATTTAAAATATAACAACATATAACTATGACACACTTTGAAAGACTTTACACTGAACGAGTTTTACTTGACTTAAAAGATTATCATATTCAAGATCAAGACGACTACCACGATGCTATACACGAGATCATTGACAACATGTGTACTTATACTAGCGACAACAAACAAGCAGTTGACGATTTAAACTATGATGTATTTGCAGAAGATCAATTATTTGGCAAAGCTGAAAACTGGGCTCAAGCAGCTTATGCAGCAATCTACGATAACTTTTATAACAACGGGCCATCATTTGAAGAATTTGCAGCTAACGAATTAATCCCACAATAATGTATACAGAAAACAATTTTGAAATTCACTGGAAAGACGGTACAAGAACTTACAAAAAAAACAACAAAATTATGACTACACAAATATTAAGAAAACCAGAATACCAAGAACTATCTAGTGATCTATACGAACTTACTTGCGACTTTGTAAGCGAGCAACTACTTGAAATGCTTTATGACAAAGATATAATCAAGGAGACAGACGACGAAGCAATGGAAATATTTAATAAAACATTAAAACAATATTATAACACACACTTAACTAAAACTTGGTAATTATGTCACACTATAAAAAATTAGTAATTGAAAAGTCAGGCGCAATACTTGACACCGAACACAGAGGATCAGATTATGATGTTACTTTTGAATCTATATTAACAGCTGATGGTCACGATATTTATGCGGCTATGGATCAAGGCGATTGGAAAAATGTAATGACTGATAGAGATTTATATATAGATGCTTCAATGCTGCAAGATGAAATTGAATCCGCGATTAACTTAGGATCTAATATATATGTTGATCAGTATATACTTGACGCATGCGAATTAGACGACGACAGCGACCGCTGGGAACACTTATGGAATGATTGGTATATAAATAACCTTGGATTTTTATAATATTATACACAATGACTAAAGAAGAATTTTTACAATACAAAGAAGAGCAGCGCAAGCAATCAGCTTATGCACGTATCAAAAAATTAGCAGGCCTTGGCGAATGCAAAGGATTAACCGACGAAGAGTGGGACACTATTGAAACACCCGGCAAGTCAAGATTTAAAAATAGCTTAATTAAACAAAGTTCATTTAAAAAATAAACTTAACACGAAAAGCAATTGATAATTTAGATGTATGATAGATAAAAATCTAATAACACCCGGCAACAAACGTGCTACAATAGTTTCAAAATTATTTAAAGCATTAGCTTTACTCACTTGGGCGGCAACAAATTATATTATATATATTAAATTTAAATAGTGTTACACAAAAAAAATTAAACTTATGGAAGAAATATTAAAATTAAATGCAAGTAATGAACAATTAATTCGTATCTTAGCATCAATGCACGATCGTATAACTGATTTAGAAACTCAAATAGATAGAGAATGGATATAAGAGAGAAAGCACACAATAAGATTAATTCTAAGCTACAAAATGCTATACACAAATGGCAACAAGCTGAAGCTGACGACTGGCAATGGATGGGTATTGATGAAAGCCCCGCTGTAAAACGCAATCAGATCAAACAACATAAACAAGAAGTAGAAATATATAAACACATTTTAAAATTAATTACAGATGACAGAGTCCGACATGCAGCGATTAGCAACCTTGATAGCGGAAAAAATATTTGAGGTAAGCGAACGACGTGCAGCCGAAGAACCTGAAAAGTTTTACGCCGTTGATGATCAAGGCGATAGGTATGAAATAACTGAATATGAATTCATAAGTTTTCAAATTGAAGAGCTACAAGATATTGAACGCGAGCACGTTAACAAAGAAGAATACCAAGAAGCATTAAACATTCAAAAAAAAATACAAATATTAAAAGATAAAAGAAACAAATTATGAAAGTAACTAAAGAAAACCTAGAAGTAAACTCAAGTGCAATTTTAAAAATGTCTTATAGCTTTGAAGACAAGCTGCTGACCGTTAAGTTTGCAAGCAACCGAACTTATGAGTTTAAAAATGTAACCGCTGAAATATTCTATGCAATGAAACATTCAGATTCAATTGGTAAGTTCTTTAATAAGAACATTAGATGGAATTATAAATTCAACCCTTTAACTAAAAGTTTATAATGGGTAAGCTTATAATAATTGATAGCAGGGGTCGTCATGAGTATCTGATCAATACAAGAATGGCGTCTCATGTTATCGATGATACAACAAACAGAATATTGCAAGATTTTCCTCAAGATGCAATAGTAGATTTTGAACAATTATATTAAATATTATGACAGTACAACTAGAAACTATACGAGATTACATTGAAGCTAACATTAAAGTTAGTTTAAAAAAGAAAACAAGAACCAGAGATATGGCTTATGCAAGAGCTGTATACTATAAGCTTGCTAAAAGATATACGGTGCAGCCATTGTCGTCTATTGGTAAGTTAGTTGATAGAGATCACGCAACAGTGTTACACGGTTTAAAACTTTTTGATGAAGCTGTTATGTATTCAGAGCCACTTAAAGTTGTGTATGAATCATTCTCTGTTAATGTAGAAAACAAAAACATTGAAGATGCAGAATCTAATATGCTAGATATTAAAAAGTTAGTTGAACAAAACAAAAGACTAAGAAGAAAAGTATTTAAACAAAACCTTGAAATAGATGTTCTAAAGAAACAAAAAATAGAACCTAAAAATAAAACAGAAGAGTTTATAGATTTAATTAATTCAGTGGACGAGGACAAGCTTGATATGCTATACACACGTCTTGACGCAATTGTAAAAATGATATGAAAACATACAAAGTTACAGTAGAAGAATGGGGTACCATAAGATGGTACAATGAAAACAATGAGCTTCACAGAGAAGATGGACCAGCTATTGAATGGTTTAATGGATCTAAATCTTGGTATTTAAATGGCAATCTACACAGAGAAGATGGCCCAGCTGCTGAATATTCTGATGGTTATAAAGCTTGGTTCCTAAATGGAAAACGTCACAGAGAAGATGGACCAGCTATTGAATGTTCTAATGGCGATAAAGCTTGGTATATTAAAGACAAACAACTAACCGAAGAAGAATTTAACAATAGAAAAAAACCTTGCATCGGTAAGAAAGTAGTAATAGATGGAATCGAATATACTTTAAAATAAAAACAAATGAACAAACAACCTTACAGAATAACAATAGAACAGTACGAGTATAAATACTCTGTAGAAGTAGACCATTCAGATATAGACTTTACAGAGTATATAGACCTTTTAAGAAAAATAACATTAGCAGCATCTTGGGGCACAGAAGCAGTTAATGAATTTTTTGATGAGTAAACTAATATGTTCACATTGTGTTTACATTTATGTATAAAAGTAAACCAATATGTTTACATATAAATCAAACAATTTAGTTTAATTGAAAAGAATAAATTATGAAAACATTAATAGTAAGTATAGTAGCATGCGTAACAGCAACTGTTTACAATGCAGTACCCGAACAAACCAATGAGGATCCATTACATACGGCATCAATGTATGAAATAGATTTAGAAGATCCATATAAACATCGTATATTAGCTGTATCGCGAGATTTATACAAATTAGGGTATAAGTTCGGCACTAAAGTAAAAGTGTCCTGTGGGTGTCCATATGAAGGCGTATGGGTAGTTAGAGACCTAATGAATAAACGATATAAAAAAAGAATTGATTTTTTAATCAATGAGGATATGCCAATCGGCAAATGGAACAACGTTCAAATTAATATAACCCAATAATGCGACGTTAGGCCATTAAGTAAATATATAGTAGGGGGCTAATGTCACACAATAGAAATTTGAAATATTTAATCCAAAACCGCATCGTATACAGAAGCGATCCTAAAAATGATCAGCCTACTGAGGTTTATCCTTGGGGTTATTATTTTGAAGACGGAACATATGAGTGTTACTCACTGTTCAATTCTAAAGCAAAGATAACATCGTATAAATCTTTAAAGTGGCATCTATTAGTATTATGGTATTTAAACCCTCAATTAGATTATGATAAGTTTGTAAATATTAGTAACTTTATAGCGGATAAGTCAAATGGTTTTACTACATTTACTCCATCAGCGGATGTTATAAGCAACATAACCAGCGACATAAACAAAACTGATTTAGAAAAACCGCCTAAGAATAGAAAGCGTAAAGTTATATTTAAAGACAACACAGGGCTTACTACAAGTGAGAAACTTAAAATTGTAGGTTCTATTATAGGTAAACATAGAAAAGCTGAACCAGAAGATATATATGATGCTATGATATGTATTCATGAGTTAGACCAAAAAATAACAATATCCAAAATAGCAAAATTTTTAAACGTAACAACTAGAACTATATATAGAAGCATAACTGATGAACTGAATGAAATAAAAGCAAAATTAAATAATGAAAAAATTCAACGTTCCAAATTACGTAAAGTATAAAGATGACGTGCAACAGAGCATAGACCGTGTGATAGAGAATCACCAAGATGAAGAACCTAATCAAGAATGGTCTCGCGACGAATTAATTATTTACTTTCTGCCTTTAGTTGAAGAGATTGCAAGAAGATTTTCAACATCAGATCAAGCGTCTGGGGTAATGGACATTTCAGATTTAATACAAGATGGTTCTATAGGTTTAGTACATGCTGTTGACAGAATAGATTGGGAGACAGTTAATATAAGTGCAGATAAGCTTAATACTTTAAGATCTTTTTTATCTAAAAGAATTAAAGGGGCTATACGAAGAGCTATTGATATTAATAGAGGTGATATAAGAATACCAGAGCATAAGCTCAATGAGATAAGACGTACTGAAGATGAGAACGACAAAATAGTGCAAATGTTTTTTAATAGCATATTCTTAAGTATAGATTCATATGCTACTGAAGATGAAAACATAATGCACGAAGTTGAAGATAAATCTGAAACATATAATATAGATTTAATGAATGCTTACTTGCTTACGCTAATGGATAAACATCTTAATGAAAAAGAATACGAAGTATTAAGAATGAGCTATGGATTAGATTGCGAAAAGTATTCTGCGAAAGATATAGCAGACAAATTAAATATAGAAGGTACAGCTAGCTATGTTAGAGTATCACAAATAAAAAGAGAAGCAATAGATAAACTTATAGCAAGCGTGCACCCAGACCAAGTAATAGATTTTTTATAAACCATAAAACCCACACACACAATGAAACTACACGAAAAACTAAGTAAGATTCAAATTGAATTTAAATCAAAGAAAAGTAGATTTAATTCTTTTGGTAAGTATAACTTTAGATCCGCTGAAGATATACTTGAAGGACTGAAGCCTTTTAATGATAAGTACAATGTATACTTTAAAGTAGACGAAGAACTTATTGCCACTGATCCAGTCCCAATGTTTAAATCAATAGCTACAATATCTGACGGAACAGATACAATATCTGCGACAGCTTTAGTAGGAGTTGACTTAAATCAAAAAGGAATGCAAGTACCTCAACAGTACGGTAGTGGTTCTTCATATGGGAAAAAATATGCGTTAGGAAACTTATTATTAATAGATGATACAGCTGATTCAGATGCAACAAACCAACACGGTAGAGCAGTCTCTAAGCCTAAATTAGAAGGCACTGCCCTGGAAAAAGCAAAGGAATTTATTAAATCAGGTAAAGGAACTATAGAGGATATTAAAAAGAAATACGAAGTAGATCCTAAACTTTTAAAAACACTATAATGAAAAAGGCTCAGTTAAATGACATACTAAAAAAGCTAGAAGAAGATGAACTGTACTACGGTGATTTCGGAAAACAGTTTTTATCAAACTCTAACATAGGAACTCTTTTAACTGATCCTCTTATGTTACACCAGCCACAACCCGCTAATCCGAACTTGGTAAAAGGAGCTTACTTCCATACATTAGTATTGGAACCGGAAAAACTGAATAGGTATAAGATTATTGATGCAAAGACCCGTAACAATAATGAATATAAAGCCTTAACTAATCCAGAGATATGTTTGCTTCAACATGAAGCAGATATGCTGCAAGCTTTGAATGAAACTTTGTTGGCTAATGAAACTGCAAAAGGCTTGATACAAGACATAGATGTTGAGTACGAAGTTCCAGGCCTCATACAATTAGCGGGTGAATGGTGGAAATGTAAAACAGATATTAAGAACAACACTCAAGGAGTTATTGTTGATCTTAAGACAAGTGGAGACATAACGCGTTTTGAACAAAGCGCAAGAAATTATAATTACGATAGCCAAGCATTTATATATTCAAGTTATTTTAATATGGATTTTATTTTCTTGGTTATAGATAAAAAAACAAAAAAAATTGGTATCTTTGATTGTTCACCACAATTTTTAGAGCGTGGTAAATTTAAAGTTGAAGAGGCCGCCGAGCAGTACAGATTGTACTACAAGGATCAAAGTTTCGATCCTAAGAATTATTTTATAAGTAAAACCCTTTAAACCAAAAATTATGGCACAAATTAAAAAATGTAGTGTAACAGGCATTGAAACCGATGCAAGCAATTTTTATCCTGGACAAACCAGAGTAAAAGCAGTAGATAACCTTAGAAGAATTTCTGGGTTAAATACAAAACAATTAAGAAGAACATTTGAACAATTAAAAACTTATTAAAATGGCAGGAATTATCAATGGTAGTATCAACCTTAGTATGATACCAAAAGACAAAATTATTGACGGCAAAAAAGGAAAGTATTTGCCAATTACAATTACAATTAATGATGAACCAGATCAGTTTGGTCAGCAAGGACCAATTACTGTATCTCAGTCAAAAGAAGAAAGAGAAGCCAAAGGCGATAGAGTATTCTTAGGCAACATTAATGTAGCGTGGACAAATGGAACATTTCCAGATAGAGTTCCTCGCGATGGACAACAGGCCGCAGCTCCTGCTCAACAAGCTGCACCAGCGGATGATCTTCCGTTTTAGTAAATTGTCATAATGTGTGTTAATAAGGGGAGTATGAAGAGCTTCCCTTATTTTAATTAACTTTAATTTTTTACCCGATGCAAACAACGGAGATAAACGGATTTCAAATAGAACATTTTAACCAGTATGATTTACAAGTAGGTAAACCAGAAGGTATCTGTCCTATATGTTCCGAACATAGAAAACCCGAGAATAAGAAAGCTAAATGTGCATCTTATGATTGGGAAAGAGGGCTAGGCACTTGCCATCATTGCTCAAACACATTTCAACTTCACACATACCAGCGCAAAGGAAACGCTGAAAAGATCTACGTTAAACCAGAACCAATACAACCTAAAGAAGTAAGTACTAAAGTTAAACAATGGTTTCAAAGTAGAGGAATTTCAAACGATACATTAAAAGCTCTTAAAGTTACTGAAGGCTTAGAGTATATGCCACAAACTGGCAAAGAAGAGAATACTATTCATTTCAACTATTTTATGGGTGATGAACTTATAAATGTAAAGTATAGAGATGGAAGAAAAAACTTTAAGCTTTATAAAGGTGCTGAAAAAGTTTTCTATAACATAAATGCAATAGTTGGCTATGAGTATTGCGTAATTGTAGAAGGCGAGATGGATGCCCTTAGTCTGCATGAAGCTGGAATATCTAATGTTGTTTCTGTTCCTAATGGGGCAACACTGGGTACAAATAATTTAGATTATTTAGACAACTGTATAGATTACTTTACTGATAAAGAAAAAGTAATACTAGCTTTAGACGGAGACGAGGCTGGTCAAGCCTTGCAACAAGAGTTTATTAGAAGACTCGGAGCTGAGGTTTGCTTTATAGCAACTTTTGATGACTGCAAAGATTCAAACGAATATTTATTAAAACATGGAAAAGAAAGTCTGGCGCAGCGTATTACCGGTGCAAAGCCAGTACCCCTCGAAGGAGTTACAACCTTCAAAGACATCGAAGATGAGATCACGGACTTCGTTAGAAACGGATTCAAACCAGGTTACCAAGTCGGATTATCTAATTTTGATTCTATATTTAGTACTTATACCGGTCAGTTCATTACTGTTACTGGGATCCCTAGTAGTGGCAAGTCTGATTTCGTTGATCAGATGGTTGTGGGGTATAATATGAAATATGGTTGGAAAACAGCATTTGCTTCACCTGAAAACGCACCAACATATTTGCACGCTCATAAGCTAATGAGAAAAGTATGGGGAGATATGCCATCTAAACAAGATATTGGTAATGGCAAATGGAACCAAGTAGCAGAACACTGCAACGCTAACTTCTACCATATTGATATGGATCGATATAGTTTAGAAGGAGTACTTAGAAAAGGCGCTGAGCTAGTTAAGCGTAAAGGAATTAAATGTTTAGTTATTGATCCTTTTAATAAGGTTAGAGACTATGACGGCAATTCTGGTGACGTTAATGCTTACACCCTTGAGTACTTAACTAAGATTGAAATATTTGCAAAGAAATATGATGTTTTAGTTATAATAGTTGCACACCCTACAAAAATGTATAAGGATGCTAATGGCAAAATTGAAGAGCCTACTATGTACAACATTAAAGGTGGTGGAGAATGGTATGATGCTTCTTACCACGGATTATTAGTGCACAGGGATTATGAAAATAAAACCGTTAAAGCTAAAGTACTTAAAGTTAAGTTCCAAAACTTAGGGGAGAATGGAGCTGAAGCTCATTTTAAATGGGAGCATAAGTCAGGATGCTTCTTACCAATACGAGATCCTAACCAGTCTATTGCTGACAAAGACGCAATGCCTTGGGAAATGTAATGGGTAGCGGATTAAAAAATAAAAAGAAAAACAATTTGCCAGATAACTATATTGCAAATGAAGAGGAAGCTAAAGCTTATAAGTGGTGTTTGCATAACAACATAAGAGTTGGCCTTCAAGCAATAGAGTACGTACAGAACCCAGATAAGTGGAAGATAGCTATAAGTATAGGAGAGAACTATAAAGCTTTTCATTTGTCACCTAGCGTATACACAAAAGACAATGTGTGGCAGGAATATTACAAAGCATGCTTATATTATTACAACAAACACAATAAATAATGAATATTCAAGAAGAGTACAACAAACTAATGTCAGAAGCCTTATATCAAGGCAAAAAGAAATCCGATCGCACGGGTACTGGAACCTTAAGCTTGTTTGGCAGAACAATTAGACACGATATGAGCGAAGGCTTTCCTTTGCTTACTACAAAGAAAGTTTGGTTCAATGCTGCTTTAACGGAAATCCTATGGATTTTACAAGGCAGAACTGATATAACTTATTTGCAACAGCATAAAGTTCACTACTGGGATGCTGATTATGAAAGATCAGGTAGAACAGATAATACTTTAGGCCCTGTATACGGCAAACAATGGCGCGATTTCGGTGGCGTAGATCAGCTTAAAAACCTTTTGGCAGATATTAAGACTAATCCTGATTCAAGACGTCTTATAGTTAGCGCATGGAACCCAATTGAAATGAATGATATGGCATTGCCTCCTTGTCATTACGGTTTTCAAGTTTATATTAATGATGGAGTTATTGATTTAATGTGGCAGCAACGCTCTGTAGATATATTTTTAGGTTTACCTTATGATATTGCAATGTATGGATTGCTATTAGAATTTTTAGCTAAGGGCAATGGATTAAAAGCTGGTTCATTAATTGGACAGTTAGGTGATTGTCATCTTTATAGCAATCATTTAAAACAAGCTTCTGAACAATTAGAAAGATATACGTACGAGTTACCAACAATTAGCGTTGAACACGGTTTATATCTTGACAACGATGCTATTTTTATGCCAGTACATAATTCAGTATCTTTAAATAATTACAAATCTCACCCTGCAATCAAGGCTCCTTTGTCTGTAGGATAAAACCAACCAATATGTTTTACATCTACCATATCCCAGGTAAGAAAATAGGCGTAACACGTAATTTAAATAAACGCGTTACTGAACAGCAAGGCTATAAAAAAGGTGAATACGAAATCTTAGAAAAGTCTGAAGATATAAGTTATGTATCTAAAAAAGAATTAGCCTTACAAAAAGCTTATGGCTATAAAGTTGATAGACAATTATATTCTGAATTAAATAAAATTAAATCCAATAAAATGAAACTAAACGTAACGGAACAAACAACTACTTTCCCCGTGCCTTTAAATAAACTTAAAGGACATTTAATGGACAATAAAGGTCTTAAATGGGAAACATCATTAGGTGAGTTTAAAATTTCTAAGAAAACAGTTGAATGGTTAGTGCACAATGCAAAACCAAGTATGTATAACAACGATAGATGTTTTATTTATAATAAAGCATATCACGAGGCGTTTATAGCTGAGCCAGCTTTAGAGCCTACTAATACAAAGTTTGAATTAATAAGACAATGGGCTCAAGAACGAGGAATATATGACAAAGGAGATACAAAAACGCAGTATATTAAATTACTTGAAGAAACTGGTGAATTGGCTAAGGCAATCCTTAACAATGACAGACCAGAAATTATTGACGCTATTGGGGATTGTGTTGTGGTTCTTACTAATCTGGCCAAGCTCGCTGATCTTAATATTGAAGATTGTATCGATAGTGCTTATAACGAGATCTCTGCTAGAAAAGGAAAAATGATTAACGGTACTTTTGTTAAAGAAGAGACTCTTAAGCATAAGGAAATAAACTTTCACTTGTAATGGCTACTAAAAAAGAAATTACATTTCGCGATCCAGTTATAGAAAGCGTTGTAGATAAGTTTGTTGAAAGATCTAACGTAGGTTTTAAAAAGTATGGTGTTACTCTTGATCAAGATCCTGGAGATCTTAATGTTTGGATGACACACCTGCAAGAAGAACTTATGGATGCTGTTAACTATATTGAAAAGCTTAAACGCGTTACCACTGAAGTTTTACAAGATAAGCTTGTAGAAAAGTATGAAGCGTCTCATGACGGTCATATGCTAGACAATGATGACTTATGGCAATAAAAAGAAGGAGTAAAAAAAGAGGGCCAGTAAAAGCAAAGAAGGTATCATTTGATGGTATCGACTTTGCTTCGGGGCTTGAAAAGTATATGTATATGGCTTTGAAAAAAGCTAAGATACGATCTAAGTATGAAGGAGAAACATTTGTTTTGTTAAATGGTTTTCATTTTGAAAACGAGGTTTATGAGAAACAATCAAATGGTAAAGGTGATTATATAAATAGAGGTAATAAAAGAATATTACCAATCAAGTATACACCGGATTTTATAGGTGATGATTTTATAATAGAAACAAAAGGTAGAGCCAATGAGTCTTTCCCTATGAGGTGGAAGTTGTTTAAAAAACTTGTTTCAGAGCAATTTCCTAACATTACTTTATATAAACCTCAAAACCAAAAAGACTGTGATAGGACTGTAGAATTAATATTAGAAAAAAGAAATGCAAAAAAATAAACTAGCTAATATTAAGCAACAAAAAGCCATATCTAAATCAATGTACCAAAAACGAAAGGTAGATCAATTTGTTAAATGGAGTTTTGAAATAAAAAATAAAGTCTACTGGCGTGAATTAGTTGACTTACAAAATCAATTAGGAATTAAAGTAGAATAATTATGAAAGACTTTGAATTAACAATAGGACTTTATCCTGGTATTTTGTTAGGAATTAGGACTTATCCTCAGCCAAACTCAACGCTGCATGTGCTATATTTACCATTCGTAGATGTATGTTTAGAGCTATTTGACAATGAATAACGACAAAGCTGCCACTATAGAATGGTGGGTGGACGATATGCTTACAGAAATGCAAGCACTAAAAAATAAGGGGGTCACTAAAAAAGACCTCCTTTTATACCTAGACTCATGGGAGTCAACATTAAGAACAATTAAAACAATAACAAAAGACTAATGGGATTATTTACACCGAGAATTGAGTACAAACCTTTTGAATATCCAATCTACTTTACTGAAGGTTGGTTAAAACAAGCGCAGGCATTTTGGTTACACACTGAGATTAGTATGTCAGGAGATGTTAAAGACTGGAATGAAAAGCTAACAGCTGAAGAAAAAAGTTTAGTAGGTAACATATTATTAGGTTTTGCACAAACAGAATGTGCTGTATCTGACTACTGGACACAAAAAGTGGTTGGTTGGTTTCCTAAGCATGAAATACAGCAAATGGCTATGATGTTTGGTTCTCAAGAAACAATCCACGCAGTCGCATATTCTTATTTAAATGAAACACTTGGACTTGAAGACTTTAAAGCATTTTTGCAAGATGAAGCTACCATGGATAGGTTTAATAACCTGGTTGCGTATGAAGGAACGGATACGAAAGGTATTGGTACATCTTTGGCAATCTTTTCCGCCTTTGCGGAGGGAGTAAGTTTATATTCTGCTTTTGCGGTATTATATAGCTTTCAATTAAGAAACCTATTAAAAGGGATTGGACAGCAAATGAAATGGTCTGTACGAGATGAATCTTTGCATTCTAAAATGGGTTGTCAGCTATTTAGACACATGTGCGAAGAAGATAAAGAATTATTAAATAATTGTAGAGAAGATGTTTTAGCAGCTGCTACATCAATGTTACAGGCAGAAGAAAACTATATTGACAAAATGTTCGAAGCAGGAGACGTTGAAGGAATTAAAGCTTACGATCTCAAACAATTTATTAGAAAGAGACTTAACGAAAAACTCGTTGAACTTGGATACGTCGACCTTGGGTCCTACTTTTCATTTGACACAAAAGGATCAAAAAACCTCGACTGGTTCTATCACCTTACAGGTGGCGTTACTCATACTGATTTTTTTGCTACTCGTCCAACAGACTACAGCAAAGCAGGTGAAGGAGAAGATTTTGAAGATATATGGTAAATTAAATTAAATAAAATGAAAGAGCAGACTTTATTAGAAATGAAAAACAAAATTGAAATGCTTGGTGGTTTAGTCCAACAAGTAATTCAAGAAATGAGTAACCTAAAAGATTTGTCTATTGGTAGTTTAGAAACAATCAAAAGAATGCCAGGTTACAAAGATGCAATAGATGAATTAATAGAAGAATCAAAAAAAGATAAATAATGAGCTGGAACAACGACTGGGTTAAAGGAGTAGACTATCCCTCTTGGGGAAACACTGAGGTGTATAAAAAAACTATTGTTGGTGGATACCTATTGTCAGGTGAAACACCAAAAGACGCTTATATGCGTGTAGCAAATACTGTTGCAAGGCGTTTATACAAGCCAGAATTGGCAGATAAGTTTTTTCAGTACATATGGAAAGGCTGGTTGAATTTAGCTTCTCCAGTGCTCTCTAATACAGGCACAGATAGGGGTTTACCTATATCATGCTTTGGTATTGATGTTGGAGATAGCATACAAGAGATTGGTGCTAAAAACTTAGAAATGATGTTACTGGCTAAACACGGCGGGGGAGTTGGTATCGGAATTAATATGATTCGTCCTGCTGGAGCTAAAATAACAGGAAATGGCACATCAGATGGGGTCGTACCCTTTTGTAAAATATATGACTCCACAATTCTTGCAACTAATCAAGGATCAGTTAGACGTGGAGCAGCTAGTGTTAATATTAACATTGATCACGACGACTTCGAGGAATGGCTTGAAATTAGAGAACCAAAAGGTGATGTTAATAGACAATCCCTTAATTTACACCAGTGCGCGGTTATTGGTGATAAATTTATGCGAAAGCTTGAAGAAGGAGATTCAACGGCTAGAAGAAAGTGGAGTAAGCTCTTGCAAAAAAGAAAAGCAACTGGAGAACCTTACGTCTTGTTTAAAGGAAATACAAACAAGAGCAACCCTGAAGCGTACAAGAAAAACGGTTTAAAAGTACATATGACTAATATATGTAGTGAAATAGCATTACATACCGATGAAAATCATAGTTTTGTGTGCTGTTTATCATCATTAAATCTTACGAAATATGAAGAATGGAAAGATACTAATCTTATTTACGACGCAATTTGGTTCCTTGATGGAGTCCTTGAAGAGTTTTTACAAAAGGCTAAAGGCCTTAAAGGATTTGAAAACTCAGTTCGTTCTGCAGAAAAAGGAAGAGCGCTTGGTCTTGGAGTCCTTGGGTGGCACACTTACCTCCAACAAAACGGAATACCTTTCGAAGGGCTTCAAGCTCAATTTGAGACTAGGAGAATATTTAGCCAGATTAAAATTGAAAGTGAAAGGGCATCACGTGCACTCGCCGAGGTATACGGAGAACCTCTTTGGTGTCGTGACACTGGATTTAGGAATACTCACCTTAGGGCTATTGCACCTACTGTATCAAATAGTAAGTTATCTGGGAATGTTAGTCCAGGTATCGAGCCTTGGGCTGCGAATGTATTTACAGAACAATCTGCAAAAGGTACGTTTATTCGCAAAAATAAAGAGCTTATTAAAGTTTTAAAGAAAGTTGGGATTGATACAGAAGAAACCTGGAGCAAGATACTTGAAGATGGCGGAAGTATTCAAGATATAAATATTTTAGATGATTGGGGATATATAAATAAAAAATTAGTATATTTACCTGATGCATCTGAGCAAGATATGATGAATGGATACGATGCTGTTAAAGATGTATTTAAAACGTTCAAAGAAATAAATCAGTTGGAACTAGTTAATCAAGCTGGTATACGCCAACAATATATAGATCAGTCTGTAAGTTTGAATTTAGCATTCCCAAGCACAGCTACACCAAAGTGGATTAATCAAGTACATTTTGAAGCGTGGAAAAAAGGAGTGAAGACTTTATACTACACAAGAACTGAATCAGTATTAAGAGGAGACATTGCTGCAAAAGCTATGGATCCAGATTGCTTGTCTTGTGATGGGTAAAAAAAAATCACGGAGTAGTTACCCGTGACTTTAGTTAGTTAGTTGTTCATATTAAACGCCGTTGATTAATTTCTTCGGCGTTTTTTATATTATGCTATACACTGTTTTATTTTTATTTCTTGAAGCCCTTAAATTACGCTTTCTATTTTTTTCTGGTCCTACGTAGCTTACATGCACCCAATCAGGGTTTTCATCTGTTCCAAATTCCCATATAAGCTGATCGTATTCTAGGTTGTCTTTTATGTAGTTAAACATCTCTGCGTTCGTTTTAAAGCCGTGTGTGTCATCTAAATCCATTGCCTGACCATAACAGTGCTGAGATTTTTTAGATCCGCCTATGGCTTTATTTAGCTCAGGAGAACGAAAGAAACTATTGATTCTTATTGGTCCACCAACCCACTTGCGTAATGGTTCAAATACATGATAAGCTAAATCCCTAGCGTTTTTAACCTCATAAGCTCCGGGCTTGTTTTCTATACCTAATCTTTGCGCTGTATTTGATTTAATAAATTCTTTAAAAGATATATGATCGCTAATTACCATTATTTATTATTTCTTAGTTCTTGTATCAATTCTTCTTGTCTTTCAAAGCTTTTTCTAAAACTTACTCTATCTAGTTTAAAGTCGAGCACTTCGTTTTCTAATATTCTAATATCAGGAAAAACATAAGTGTTTTGATTAAACCTTAAACTTTTAGCTTCGTCTTCAACTTTTTTTATTCTGTTCTCAAGACCTAAATACATATACACGGCTGTACCAACTAATAAAACAATTTGTATCAACCATTTTATGTTTATAGATAACGAGCTATCATCGCTTAGCTTTGGTACAGTCATCTTTTATTTTTTACGTCTTTTGTATATTTCAATCCACTTGCTAATAGTATATCCAATGGAAGCTATAAGCAATACAATCTTCAGCCCCATTTCCACGTTAGAAAATGACACGAGTAATGACACGGCGTTTATCATATATATTTTCAAATCTTCCATTAGTAGTTTCATTGGTGCATATTATAGTTTTACACTTAATTAGTTTATTTTACTGTTATCTTGATGATTTTCTTCCGGAGCTTCTTGAGCTTCTTGGTGTTTTCCTTGATGATGACTTTGGCTTTATTATTTTTGATTTAAATTTAGATTTTGCTTTTTCTAATTCTATTTCTTTATCTTTTAAACCTAAGTCCCAAGTATTGTAACCCATAAATAGCGCGGTTCTTTGCCATGCTTCCGCATCATTCTGCGTCATTGCTTTAATATTTGATGCTTTAGTAATAATTCTATCTAAAGGAACGTTGAACGCGGCTGATACTAAATTGCCTGCAATGCCATAATAAGGGTGGTTAGGATTGTCATAACCTATCTTATCAATTATTTTTTTATTAAACTTATAATTCTCCATTGCACCATAAATCTTTCTTGCTTTAATACCAACAGCTGGAGATATATTTAAAAGCTCTAAAATAACTTTGCCATTTTGACCTGTAAATCCTTTATCGTTTTCACGCATCCAAGCAATAAGAGCATTTTTAAGAGTAGACACCGCAGCTCCTGCGATACCAGAACCTCTTAATGCACTATCTAAAACAGTATTGATAGCCCTAAATGTTTTTTGATCAATTTTTAGTTCATCTTTTTCTTCTTCGTCATCTGTAAAGAACGCCGCAAACAAAGCACTTTGTAAAAATGAAAATATAGTGTTTTGTATTGCCCCATAGTATACTAACTTAGAAACATTAGCTTTAACACTACCCCTTCTATTTATTAGATCTAATGCAGCTTTTTTCTGTATACGAGTCATCTGCATTGTAGTATTTTGGAATGCTAAAAATATTCTTCCTATAACACTAACTTGTTGATTAGACAATAAATCCTGCCTTGATGACTGCTGAGTGCGTTCGGCTAATTCTTGAAAGTCTAAGAAAGCTTTTTCTTTAGCTTTAGCTTCCGTCATACCCTCTTTAATATACTTTTGTTCTCTATTGTATAAAAACGGTGCTCCACCTGTTGCAACAGCTATATTATCGCCGTACTTTGTAAGAGAAAAACCTTTTTCAAGCATATAAGCTAACAATGCTTTGTTTTTATTTTTGCTAGCTTCCAATGTAGCTACAAGCTCAGACTCGTTTATATCTGTTTTTAAACCCTGTCTACGCTCTTTCATCCAATCAGAGTTAAATATTTTAACCCAGTATGCAGCATATTCTTTAGGTTGTGTAGCTATAAATTTGCCTTGAGCAAATATATTATTATCTTCCCAGTTCGTAAAGTTAACAATGGACAATTGTTGTAGCAAAGCGGAGCGCATGTTAAAAAACATAGTTGTTGCAACAGAACCTCTAACCCAGTTTAAATAAGTGTTAGCTAATTTATTACTTCCAATTTCTCTTGCTCTACCTTTTTCAATACGATAAAGCATATCTTCCAAAGCATTTCTTAAGTCAGGTCCATAAGCCGCTTCAATTTTATTTATATTATCTTTAGAAAATATAATATCAGCATTTGTAATATACTCTTCAAATATCCTAGCTCTACCAATTTTACTTAAAATCTCTTGCAGATCCATTTCAATAGTACTAGCCGTCCATGCATCTTCCGGTTTTAACCAGCTTTCTTTTTTGCTTGGAACAGATATAAGCTCCTCTGCAAATTTTAATAAATCTTTATCTTTTAAAACAGCGTTTATTAATGCTTTTTTATCTGCTGCATTTATTCCAGGTATATCATACCCAAGCCTAGTCCACATAAATACTCTTACCGCTGCATCATTAGTGTAGTATTTATAATCACTTTCTTTTCTAAGCTTTTTTGTAATTCCCTTGTTAGCTTTTATTAAATTATGATAACCTTGTTTTACAAATTGTCTTTCTGCATTAAGCTGAAAGTTTGCTCTTGCTAAAGGATCTAAAAGTTTTTCCTCAAAGAATTGCATATCTGCATCTCCTTGCTTTCCTGTGCCTAAAAAGTTATAAAGTAATCCAGCGAAGTCATCAGCAGATGGCGGTATAAATATTTTACCTTTGCCTTTTTTAGCTCCTTGTAACTTTGCAGTAGCTTCTGATATAGTTTCTGAAGCAAGAATACCTTTTTTACGTTCTATCATTTTATTGATAGTAGTATTCATAGACTTAGAAGCTTTTATTTGCTCCTCTGGTTGGAAATTTTCGTGAGTTATAATTTTTGAACTAGTCAAATCTTGAATTACTAAATTTGGAGCCGCTTTTTTTGTATAAGAATTTAAATAGCGTAAAAGCACATCTGAAGAGCCAAAAACGTAATTACTAGGCATTGAAGATTGCAAATTAACCCCAAACTCTTTTTTTGATAGTATATCATCAAAAGACTTTTGTGTTAATGAAACAAAAGCATTTTCTCTAATATTTTTAATTAATTCATTACTAAATCCTGGAATACCAACAGCATTTCCTGCAATAGCTCTAGCTAATATTATAGAAGGTAATATATGTTCATATACAAATTTTGATGTACTATTATCGCCTTTAATATATGTAAAATATTTTAATTCATATGACATTTTTAAAGGAGTAGCCATATGTTTAGTTTGAGAGTTCATTATAACAGCTACATCAAAACTATTTAAAGATCCCTTTTCAATTCCATTTTTAATATATTTTATTATTTTGTCTAAACGAGTGTTAGCTCTATTAAATTGGTCATTGCGTTTTGACATTTCAAGTTTAGAAATATCAATTTGATTTGAATCGATACTTATATCTGATGCTGACTGCCATGGCCCATATAAAGAATCCGTTATAAAAACTTTTTCGCCATCTTTAAAAATATAATTATCCTTATATTCAATGTTAAAATCCGCTGCTTTTATAGATTTATTTTCTAAATAATTTTCTAAAATGTCATACAAATTTTTTGTTCTTTTTAAATAGCTGCTATTCCCATTGGCATAACCCTTACCTAAAAGTGTAATTGACTCTAAAATTCCATCTACATAATCGCTTTTTGTTGCCTCGCCTTTTTCTTTAACTATGCCTTCAACGTATTCATTTGCAAATTCCATTAAAGACACGTAAGCAGAATCAACAGCCGCTTGGCTAGATGGGTTTAAAGAGTTTTCGGATAAACCAAACATTGAAGTAAAGGCTAATTCATTGATTAACCCTGAAAACTTCTGATTTAAAAAAGATTGTATATCTTTAATAGTCGGCTTGTATTTTTTTGTAATATCATTATTTACAAGTTTTACAAATTCTTCGGCTACCGCTATAGTAGAATTTTTAAATTCATCATCAACTATTGTGTTTTTAAAAGCATTATCCCAAATAGATTTTGTTCTTGGTTGCCTTGTAAAAATTGCATTTGCTAAATACTTACTTACTTGCTCGCTGTGCGTTGATATTTTTGCAGAATTGTTTTTAATATAATTTTTAGTTGCTATAGATTTTTTTATTTCACCTCTCCCAAAATCTGTTTTTAAGTTGCTTACTTTTTCGGATATTTTTTCTGCACTCAAAGCCAACATAAGATCCGCTCTTTCAACTATTGTTTCGGTCAATTTTCCGTTTTGATCAATATCCTTTTCAATCATTTCAAATCCCATTTCAGAAGCTAATTGCCTTCCTAAAGAATTTACAGGGTTTTGCTTAGGTTTATTTCTTAAAGCACCGTCCTGAAAATGATAATCAACAAATTCATTTTCTTTTATTACATCAACAATTCTTGGGTTTCTTTTCATTATTTCTGGACCGGAAGTCATTCCTCGGCCAGCAGCGTTATCTCTATCTATTTTAAGCTTATTCCCTTTTTCGTCAACCCAATCGTATTTGTATGCGCTTATTTTTGTTGGAGCAACCCACTCTCCGTTTACCTGCTTAAGTATGCCTTTTCTAAAAAATGGATGCTTAGATAAAAATGTAGTTGTATAGTTATTAAGTATAAGCTCTCTGTTTTTAATTAAAAAACTTTCAAGCCCTTGTCTTTTTATAAATTTAACTATATCTTTTTCGGCAAAATCAGCAATATCTTTTTTAAGATCAGCAACAAAAGGAGTTACGGTTCTATTTTTACCAGTTTCAATATCAAACTTTTTAATATTTAAAGAAATAGCTTTAATTAAGGTTTTATCAAATTCTGGAGAAAGCTCTTCATCAAACTTTATTTCATCAGAAAATACTGTTTTCTTTTTAACCGGTTTTTCTTTTGCAATTTCTTCCGATGCTAATATTGCATCTTCTGCTGTTTCTGTAGCGGTGACATCTTTAACTTCAGCAACGTCAGATTTAAAAGTACTTGCTTCGTCTTTGCCTAAAAGCTGGTTTGCAATTGTTATACTTCTTGCTGCTAAATACTTATTTATATATGCAGCTAATGGTACACCTTCGTTTTCTTGTGGATTATATTTTAAAGCTAATCCCATAACCCCATATGTGGGGTCATCTAATATACTTGTAACTAAATCTTCTTTATAAGTTGTAAAACCAGGTCTATCTCTGTATTTTTCAGCAATTTTTTTAGCCATTGGTTTATACTCGTCCATTATTTCATATATACCCGCGATACCTTGCTCATCGTATATTTTTTGAACTTTGTCAGAAGCTAATTCTCTAGACGAAGATTTTACAACCTCTTCAATTTCGGCTTTTTTATTTGAAATTAATTCGCCCTCTACTTGTCCTTGAACTACATTTTTTAATGTTTTAATTCCTCTACCGGACTTATATATTTTATTGTAGTCTTTTATAAAATTAAATACATCTTCACCTGTATTGAATTTTACGTTTTTAATATTTGATGTATTAAATATTCTATTAAAGAAATCTTTAAGCTTTTCAAATATTGTAGCCTTAGAGTCTATATCGCCTCTTGTAAGGGACTCAGATAATAAAGGCATGGTTTCCTCCCACATGTTCTCCAAAGCAGACTTAGCTTTGGTTGAAAAATCATCTTCAGATATTTCGTTTTTTTCTAGTTGCGAATTTAATTGGTTTATTTTATCTTCATATTGAAGCTCATAGCTTTCAAATCTTTTTGAAAACTCAGTGCCCATAAATCCGTCTCCAGCAATCTCTTCTACAAAATCTTTTAAGTTTTGCCCAAGAGCGATATTTCCTGGTATAAGGTTTTTCAATACAGAATGAAGCACCTCGTGTTGCGCCGTGGTGGCTACTCCTGAATCAAAAGATATTTCTTTGTTTATATATATTTCTTGTGTGCCATCTTTTTTTTGCACTATAAACCCAAAGTCATCAGAAAGTTTTTTTGCTTCAGCTTCTGATTTACCTTGATTTTTTAATTCTTCTTCAAGTTCTGCTGTTGTATTAAAATCTTTTACAACCGTTTTTAGCTCGGGTAGTTGCTCTGTTATTTTTTTAGCTTGAGCAATATCTTCCTCCCCTAATTCTGTTATTTTTGATTTTACAGCAACGTCTTGTATTTTTTTATTTATTTCTTCTATTCTAGCTTTTTCTTCAACAACTAAATTTGGATCCGCTTCAGAAATAATTTTTTCTAAAGATCTTTTTTCTATTATAAGATCTAAGGCTTCTTTTTTTGCGTCTCCCTTAATAAAAGAAGGAATTTTAACATTCGCGTTTCTAATTTCGCTTATAGCGTTTATCCTTTGTTCTTTTTCTGGCGCAGAGAGTTCGCTTGATTTTTTAATTTGTTCTTCTGCTAGATTTAAATAATTTAAAGTAGCTTCGGGATTAAATTTTGCAGCAACAGCTTTAGCGGCATTAACTGTTTCCCTGGCTGTCGCTTTTATTGTTTTACCACCAAACGGAAGTATAGTACCTACAATACCTCCGGCTTTTGCAGATTCTGTAATCTCTTTAGTATCTATGTAGCCAAATACATCATCCACAGAAGAGCCCTTACCTAACTGACTACTAGCTGTTTGAAATGCTTCTGTTAAAAATTCTACAAAGCCGCCTTTTGCAATTTGAGTAGCACCTTGTTGTGCTGCCTGAGAGGTTATATACTTTTTAAAACCATCATTAATTAAACTTTTTACAGCAACTTTTCCGGTTTCTCCGAATATTCCTTTAGCAATATTATCCGCTCCAACTTTTTCTAAAGCACTATTAACTAAGCCTACAGTAGTCGCAATAGCAACGTCGCCTTCACCTGCTTCAACAGCTGCTAGCATGTTTTCCGGCGTTCTTTGCAGGTTATTTTTATCTAAATAAGCATCAATATTATCAAAATATGAATTACCAAATTCTTGAGCAAAAACACCTACTCCATTAGTAAAGTACGCTAATGGCAATTGTAAAGCTTGTTCTCCAACTAACAAAGAAACGTCAGAAAAAGAAATACCGTCTTCTAAGTTAGCAGATTTAAAAGCTCTTTGTAATTCTTCTTCAGAAACATTTTCTTTAATGTTGTTTAAAAGGTTCGCTTTTTTTTCTGTAATTTTTTTATCGTAAAAATCTAAAGCCTCTTGCTTTGTTCCGCTTTTTAAATCAGTCCAGCCAACATTTGGCGTAAATCTACCTCCATATGTTACTTGCTCGTTATTTTCTAAATTTTGTATTCTGTTACGTTCGCTTATATCTTGTTGAAGCGTTTCTCCTTCTGTAGCGTCAAATGATTTTTTTATACTAAGGCCTATTTGCTTGAATCCTTTGTATAGCCCTTCAACGAAAGCTGGCGTATCTGCAGACAACCCCAACGCTTCCCTGTCAAATTCAATTTTTCTTTCTTCTAAGACGTCTCCTAAGGCTTTTTGATATGAGCTTAATCTTGACTGATAAGTTTTATTACTTTTTAAACCTGCTTTTATTAAATCATTTTGAAACTTAGAAAACTCAACATTAGCAGCCGCTACTTGATCAGCTGACGATAAATCATATTTTTGTTCAATTAAACTTTTTTTATTTTCAATTTCAGTTGAATATGTTTTAAGTATATCAAAAGGCAAATCTTTGCTAAGGTACTTATCACTTTCAAAAACATTCCTGAATATATCTTTATATTCTTGATCAGGTAAAGATCTTGACGCAATTTTCTTATCCCCTAATGATTGATTTATTTTTGTTTTTAAAATATTTTCATTAATAGCGGGGGCGGCAATATCTATACCATTATTTTTTAGTGCAATCTTTCTTAATTCAGAATCCCTGTTTTCTTGAAACGTAGCATATGATTTTTCATATTCTATAACATCTTCAGGCCTATAAGTTTTACCGTCTTCTAATAAACTTGTTGGAGATTTAGTTTGAGTAGGGGCCTGAAAATCCAAAGAACCATCTACCAATGGCGATGCCGTATCTGTTAGCTGAATTTTGGGTGCTGCAGTTTCCGCCACAGGCGCACCCGGTCCCTGGCTTGTTGGCTTTCCCGCAGTATCTTCTGCTTTTTTTATATTAGGATTTTTTTGTAAAAGCTCATCTAACGTATACCCTTTAACTTCGGCAATGGAGGTTAACTCTTCGGTAGAAAATATTTCGTTATCTAATTCGTACATAATATTAAATTATTAATTAAATTTTGCTGCTTTTTTGCGTAATTTGTAATCCTTAATTTCTTTAGCATTAAATCCGTAAGCAGTTAAAGCAAACCCTTCTAAATCATCAGGGCTAATTGCATTGCCCGCATTAAATGGAACTTGTTTCCCAGTTCTGTCATTTGCTACAATATATTCGTTTGGATTTATTTGAACTTGAGTTTCAACACCATCTTCGTCTTGTTCAGTTTTGAATACAGGAGGCGCTTTTACTATAACAGTATTTGGTATGTTAACACTTCTTCCGTAGGCTTCTATTTGATCTGGTCTTAAATTACCGTCATCAGTCATAAATCTTTTTAGCTCTCCTTTGTCTCCTCCCGCACTAAGTCTTCCAGCGTTTTCAATTAAAGCGTCGCCAAATGCTTTTTTATCTTCTTTATCTAAGCCTCTTTTTATAGCTCCTTCAGTTGGTTCTTTAACAGTGGCAGCTACTTGTATTTTAGAATCTTTATTGTTTTCTTTAAATCCATTAACATAAGCTTCCTCAACCATTTCATTCAATCTATTCTTTATAAGATTAGCTTTCTTTAATGGATCAGTATCTTTTGTTATTTTGCCAGCAGCACCTAATTCTAATTCTATAAATGTATCTATTTGTTTTTTAGTTAAACCATCTAAAGGAGGATTTTTAATGTAATCACTTCCTTGGCTTAAAGCATGGTATCTAAGATCGTTACCATATGCCGGATCATTCAATTGTTGAATAACAGTTGTTCTAACCTCTTGCTCAGCGTTACCAAAAAACTGAGCTATTTTAGACGGGTCATTTTTATCTATAGTAGTATATTTTTTAGATAAAGCATTGAATGAAGATCCAATCTTTGCTTCTGCAACGGAGGGTACTTCAATAACGTCTTCTGGATACGCGGCAAGATCTTGCGCTGATTTTAATTCGCCAGCTACGTCATATTTATATTCGCCTGTTTTAGGGTCTTTAACAAGCTTTGCGTTTTTAATAGCGTTAAGCTTTTCAATAGCCTCTGTGTCATTTGCTCCGCTTAATTCTGATTTAGCGGATTGTAAATCGGCAACAACTTGCTTGTGCACATTAGCTAGGCCAGCAACTTCTTGAACTTTCATTTTAGCTTTGCCTATTGAGTCAGCTTTACTAGGGCTAAAAGGATCGCCGCTGTTAATGTCGTTTAAAACATCTTCTCTAATTTGTTTTGCAATAGCAAGCTGCGACTCTGACATTGGTATTGTATTACCGTTTTCGTCAAATTTTATAAAGTCAAGACTATTTATTAGCTCACTTCTTTTTGTATTTGCTTCATTTGTTGCTTTTGTAATTTCACCTAAAGTGCTTTCAAAGTTTTTATTAAAAGCTCCTGCTACGTCTACAAACTTAGGAGCAGCCATTGCTGCCCCTTGTATTAATGCTCTATCTGCTGCCATATTATTTTTTATTAAATCCTCCAGCTCCTGCAAATCCTACTGCTGCCCCAGCTAAACTTCCAATGCCTCCAACTAATGATTGTGTTGCTTGCGCTCTTGCTGCGTCCGCTGCTGCTAGTCTTTGTTGTGACATACCTAGTAATGTTGATTCTCTATCAAATTCTTGGCCTTGTACTGCCATAGCTCCTCTTGCTTCTGCCATTTGCATTTGAGCGTCTCCTTGAGCAGACATCCTTGCGTTTGCAGCTTCTTGCGCACCTATTGAAGCAGATATTTGCTGTAAGCCTTGTCTTTGTTGTCCAACTAATGCTTGAGCTAATGCCGCAGCACCCATTCCTCCACCACTTTGTCTTAAAGCGTCTAAAGTATTTGCTAAGCCTTGTTGCTGTTGTTGTGCTTGAAATTCTGCTTGTTGAGTGTTTACTGTTAAATCCTCAAATGGATTTTCCATATTAGCAAAAGCGTTTTCAAATTGAAAACTCTTATACGCTGCTGTTTGAGATGCTAATTCTTGTTTTGCCGCCCTTTGTTCTTGCCTTCTTTTTCTGCCGCCTATTATACCGCCTAAGATACCAGCAACGCCACTTACAGCGCCCCCTATAACTCCTGCGGTTTGGTCTGCGGTAAAGCCTTTAAATCCGTTTATTGCCATATTATTTTAATTACTACTTACGAATATTTCTGAGTTTACTGCAAATAGCTCAGCATAATCTGTTCTTGAGTTCTTCATTGTTACTTCCGCGTAATAACCAAGTAGCCCGGAAGTGTTTATTTCGTTGTCTTTTCCAAAGAATATAAAGCTATTATCAGTTAATTCACTAACATCACCTGTTGTATTACATGTTATGGTATAGTCAGATATAGCTGTGCAGGGCCCAATTTCTTTAATTTCTTCTGAGCTATTTAAATAATAAACTATATCTCCAACTTGTAAAGATACATTTAGCTTAAAATTAAATGTTAAAGTTGTATTTGCCATAGTATTGTTATTACGATTTTTAAAGCATTGTTAATTAAGAATACTTATAGTGTATAAATAGCGCTTTATAAGATTCTCCTTCAAAAGGTATGGGTCTTCCGTGAGCGCAAACAGCCGATTCATAAAATAATATTTGCCCAGGCGTTAATTCAATTTCATTCCAATGCCCGTTGTGCTCTTGAATATGCAAAGGCCAATTGTGGTCTTTATAAAGAGGTATTATAACCCCTATATGATGTGTATCTTGCCTATCATAATGATTTTTTAGAAAAGAACCTTTTGTGTATTCTCTGATCCCATATACAGCGGACTGCTGTAATTTTTTGCCGCACCATAATTCAGCTGATTTTAACAAACTTTGTGCAATATAATTTTTTGCTTCTTCGCTTAAATTATATAAGTATGTTTTAAATGGTATATAAGTGTCTTTGCCGTCAAAATTTTCTTCTACCTTAGGACTCGTGTTGTTTAACGCCATATTAAGTAACTCATTAGGCAATTTCTTAAATACAAAGCCATTATCTGTTACTTTTGGCAACAAATTATTTTTATCTCTAGTTTCAATAACATTTTTATTCGAAAGCGGGCTGAAATTTCCTACTTCGTGCAAAAATTGTATATATTGATATTGAGCAAGATCTTTTGAAACAGGTATATCCTCACCGTATGGTATTTTATTAATCCATTCGTATTTACAAAATAAGTCTTTATTTATTTTAGCCGCTAGATCTCTTGTGTTTCCAGCGTCGTGGTATATGGAATTTTGATAAAAATTTTCTTTTGAAAAATTTGGCCAAGAAAAATTTAAAGAGGAAGGTATTTCAGTTTTAATATTATATTTCCAAAAAGCCCATAATGTTGTCCACATTTCTGCGGTCCAAGGATTTACCCCCTCTGCATCTGTTTTATTATCTTTATTGTTTTCAGATTTTAAAAGATGATATAACTGGGCGGCTTTGCTATACGCATCACGCCACACATGCAATGGTATGTTGTCAAATATATATTGCGCCCCACCTGCTTGGTCTTCAATTATTTTACTGTTATCAATATCAAACGACTGTAGCATTAGAGGCAAATACTTTTCTCCTTTGCTTCTAATTCTTGAAGCATCAAGATAATCTGTTTTGGACATATAAACTTTACCTTTAGGAAAATATCCAATAGGTTTAGTTATCATTACGTCTTGGTCGCAAAAAAAATATTGATGTTGTATTTCTTCGGGATATATTTCAAAAAATTTAAATATGCCGTATATTTTAGTTAATGCTAGATATTCTTTCTCTCCATGGAATGGCAGGTATAAGAATCTTGCTTTAGAGTATTTAGAATGCAATAAACTCCATTCTTTTGACACTCCATTATGGACCATTGTAACAATAACATTAATATCCTCCTCCTTAAAGCCGTTTTTTAAACAGCTTTCTATCATCACTTCTGTTTGCCAAGCAAATATTAATTGACTGGACGCACTAGTTATTAGTTTCATGGGCACATGCTTGTAATTGTGTAAGAAATATTTCCAGAGTTAACCTCAGCACCTAAAGTCCAACATATGCCGGACCCATCGTTAACTAAAACACTATCTCCTGGGCTATAACCTTTTGCTTTTGCAATATCAGCAAGTTCGCCGCCATCGTTTCTTTCCGCAACATACGCATTAGTAATCCCTGAAGTAGGCGCTGCTGTTGGAGCGGCGGTAGGAGCCTGCGTTGGAGCCGCAGTCGGGGCAGCAGTTGGAGCCGCAGTCGGGGCAGCAGTTGGTGCAGCAGTTGGTGCAGCAGTTGGAGGTGGGGTAGGAGCCGCAGTAGGCGCAGCAGTAGGAGCCGCAGTAGGCGCTTGGGTTGGTGCTACACAAGTTCCTGTAATATTATATTGCCCATTTGCTGTTGTTTGATCTCCAAGGGTCCAACATTGACCGGATCCATCATTTAAAGTTACTAAATCATTTATTTGATACCCCTGTTGTAACCACACATAGGCATACACAGCCCCGTCAAATCTTTCGGCTATCCATGAGCTATATGATGGAGCGGTAGGTGCTGCAGTTGGCGCTTGGGTTGGCGCAGCAGTAGGCGCTGGGGTTGGTGCTGCAGTAGGTGCTGCTGTGGGTTCAGGAGCGCAAGAGCAGGTTGACAAAGCATCTAAATCAATTGTACCTTGCTGACTAGGATCTACGTCATAGTATTTATAACAATTACTAAAATAACTAAATGTGTCGCTTGTTGTATATGAAGATACCGTACTATATCCATATTGCAATTGAGAAGAATTAGCGCAGTTTTCAATTATATAGTAATAAACCTGAGGAGCAGTTGGCGCGGCGGTAGGAGCCGCAGTAGGCGCAGCAGTTGGTTCTGGAACACAAGAGGCAACATCAATAACCGTGCCCGTGTTGTCAATTCTTACTGAAAATGGCGCAGGGCCATTTGAACCAGCGTCATCAATAGCGTACCATTGATTATTGCCTTGCCAATAAAGGTTTATGCCTGTGCTATTAGATGTAAATCTTGTTCCTACACCAACTTGCGCTAATGTTGAAGCATTAGTTGAATAAATAGGAGATCCTAATATAGACTCACAAGCTTCTTGAGAGCCGCTGCTGCCAGATCCTTGAGTTGCGTGGGTAGCAAATTCGGCGTTTGGTGTTTCCGTTGGAGCCTCTGTGGGCGCTTCTGTAGGAGCTTCAGTGGGAGCTTCCGTTGGGGACTCTGTAGGCGCTTCTGTTGGCGGTGGAATATCAGTAGGTGCCGCAGTTGGTGCCACGGTTGGCGGAGGCGTAGGCTCAATCGGTGTTGGCGCCTGAGTTGGTGCAATTGTAGGGGCAACTGTTGGTGCAACTGTAGGAGCGACTGTAGGGGCTTGGGTTGGCGCTGCGGTCGGTGCTTCAGTTGGAGCTTGAGTTGGTGCTTCTGTTGGAGCTTGAGTAGGTGCCGCAGTTGGAGCTTCTGTTGGGGCTTCTGTTGGAGCAGGCGTGGGGGGTATCGTGATATTAGAAACGCTGCCAATTCCTTGAACTGAAAATTCTTTGCTATCAATATTAGAAAGAGTATTTGACACTCCTTCTATATTATTAAACCACTTGCCTTCTTTACCTTTAAAGTAAGTTACTTTGCCGGATTGCAAATCAGTTTCTATTGATGTTGCTTGCCATCCGTCAGTAGTTAAGTTTTTACCTTGCGTTCCCTCGTAAGCTAATGTTTTAAAGTTTTTAACAACTGATGGCTCATTATTAAATATAAACTTTACAGAAGAATCATATTGAGACCCATAAAAATTATTAACTCCAGAAGCATGATGTTTCCAAAGCTCAGCATTATTAAATGTAAAATAGTCTCCATTTAAATATAAACCGCTTTCAGGAATAAAACTAAGTCTTGTAGTCCATCCATCTACGGTTTCAGAAAAAGCTAAACTTTCATCTCCTTCAAAAGATAATATATATTGCCTTGTATGAATATCATAAGAACCAATTATAAGGCTATTATGGTCTTTTAATTTGTCTCTAAAATATGAATTCATATTCTTACTAGACAACAGTGTTAAACCGTCTCTAGAAAGCCTTAAAACAGCGCCTCTTGCCTTGTCGGTAAAATATGCTTGATAGCCATAATAAGCAAACGATTCTGGATTTTTTGAAATACCAAATTCACCGCCGTAAGGTACAGCTTGACCAAGTACATTATTAGAAGAAACTACATTAGTAGATCCATCCGCATTATATAATGAATCTTTATCTGCTTGTATTCTAAGGATTTTATCTTCGCACAGAGCTATAACATCAGTATCTCTAGTATGCAATAGTTGGATTGATCCGTATTCTGGATCTAAGTCTTTTGTGATTGGTTCTGCCGCAGAAAATTGATTTAATCTGTTAACTGAATTTCTTGAATTATATAATCCAGACCATATTAAGCCTTGGCTATTTCTAGATCTTTTATATTGTTCAGCCAATACCGTAGAAACTCTAACTTGCTTATCCATTTGAACAGCATTGTAATCGTCTCTAATTCTATTGGATTCTACGCCGTTTTGGAAATTGTAGCAATTAAAATACCTTAAGAGATGTGTATCACCATATTCTGAAATATCAAAAGTTTCTTCTGTTTCATAATAAATATCTAAAAAACCTTCGGCTGGTTCTGTTTCAAAAACAGCAGGATCAATGTTATCAACTTCTTCTCCCTCAACAGGTAAAATTGCAACTGTATTTAATTGGTCGTAATCAACTCCTTGCGATTGAGCAGGTGTCCATTTAGTATATATTGTTCTTGTAAACCCATCTGAATAAGTATAAGTTCCTGCGTTATACCATTTATAATTAGTATTAGTTCCATCTACGGTAACAGACCCAGAAGTTATATCTTCTGTAACCAATGTTCCTTGCGGGTTACTAAAAGCTGTTCCAGAACCATAACCATTTTGCGTAAATACAGCAACATTCCCTGCTCCGGAAACTTCTGAAAAATAAAAATCTTTTTCAATATATCCTCCGCCTGAGTCATATATTCTATATTCACCTAAATAGCTGCCGGATGGATAAGAAGCTGTTCCGAAGCTGCTCTCTGGTATTTCTTCGGCTACGGCATTGTTTGCTACATTAGCTTGATATAAATCATATAATATGCCGTCAATGTCTTCCAGCTTAACAAAAAATCTTCCTGAAGTGTCGTAATTTTCGTAATCAAAATTTGTTACTGCTGCTACTGCTGTAGGATCAGATGGAGCAACCCCTATAAAATCAGGAGCGCTGGATTCTACTGCTAATGTTTTAAACTTAGCTAAAGGATTTGCAATGGGTATTGAAGAATTTTGACCTTTTTTAAGCAGTAAAAAATCTCCTTCATTAAATTTATTTATTTCAGTAGATGGTAATGCCATCCAAACTTCGCTGCTTTGTAATTTTTCCGGGTTTGGGAATATAGACTCTGCAATTACATTATAATATTCACCTGCAGTATCTTTTATAAAATATTTAAATTTATCAAAAGAGTTTGCAGCGCTACTTGGCAGAGTATCGTTCATAGACACAGAAAATTGCTGCGGAGCATTCATTTGCTCAAGATTACCAAAAGGAACATTTATTGAACCAGATCTATTTGATATAACAGGAGTTTGCCTACCATATTTATCTTCAAAGACAATGCCAAATTGATAGGTTCTATCTGATTTTATATGTTTTCTGTTGCCGCCCCTTGCCTGTAAAGTAATATCAAATTGAGGTTTTATTTCTGCTGTATTTTCTCCAATTTCATAATTACCAAAAATTAATCTATTAGAGCTTATCTCAACAGCTTTAGCTTTCAAAGGCACGGCATCCCATAGTCTTAACAATTGATCACTTGCAACTATAGAGTATATTTGTTCGCTGGTTAGCTCGTATGTTTCAGGAAAATCTTCAAGCGACAAAGTTTCAACTACATATATAGATTGATCATCTGATTTTTTCATTAAGACATCAATAGACTCTATATTATTTACAGTAGTATCAATGCCTGTTAAAGAAATGGATTTTACAGTATTTTCCATTCCTGTATTATACCCTTTTTTTGCGTTAAATTCAAAAATTCCAGGTAAAAAAGCAACTTCAGAAAAAGGAGAAAAAACAGAATATTGACCGTTTTTAAATTTCCATCTATAAGCAAATCTTACAAATTTTAATTCAAATAATGGATCTGCATTTTCTACTCCACCAGAAGAAGTTAAAGATAAGATTGGAGCGGAAGCTGGTTTTTTCTTGATTAAAACAACATCTTCAGTTGTTAAATCTTGCCAGTTTTCTTTGTAAAATATCTGGGTATGACTAGTAGTTGGGTTTGGTCTTACTTGATCGCTTTCAAAATATTCTAAATCAATAACGTAAGGTTCGTTTACGTTATCTGTTATAGCTAATTGTTTTTCAAAAATAGCTATTCCAGTAATTAAATTGTTTGAAAAATTAAACACAACGTTATTTACGTCTTGTATAATTATAGAAACACTAGAGCCATCATAGGATAACAAGTAGCTTACGGAAGTATCCTTAACTATCCAATATATCTTTTCAGTAGAAGTATCTACTGTACTAGCAATTAATATAGGGCTTGTAAAATTTATGTTTGAAGCTATTTGAGAGTTTCCAATAATATTTTGTATAGCTCCAGCATCATTACCATCGGTACTTGCTAATTGTATATTAAGAGCGTCTCTATATTCACCATTTGGTATTAAACGTTCATCTAGGTCTTTATTCATTCGACCCGCGTTGAATAGGTGCTTAATTTCTGGCATTTAATTAGTGTTTAATTTGTTTGCTCTTACCTCTCATTACCTGAGTAAGCTCTCTTAATTTTAAATTTGAAAGACGAAGTTTAGCGTTACGCATAGTAGCCCTTCTTTCTTTTTTAAATCTATTTACAATGTATTCTGGCATATTTGCTTTAGAAGCAATAATTGCGTGAGCTATATACTTATAAATAGCTTCTTCTGCTAATTTGTGTACCTTCATTTCTTTGTCAGTACCTAATCCGTCAGAAATATATTTTATTGTAATTACTTTACCAGCTAAATTACTGCTAAATCCAAATTGACCATTTAGTTCATCAACAACAAAAACGCCGTTAACTTGAGTAGTTTCAGGATTAGAACCATATCTTCTACCTAATCCTATAACACTATTGTTATGGTCAGCATTTGAAAAGAAATAGTCATCATTATTAGATAAACCTATTGTATCGTTTGTTTCAACGCCTTTAAAGTATTCAGTAGCAATAGAAGTACCAGTTAGTAAGCTATCGTCATCATCATACAAGTAATTTGTTTCGTCGTCTTGTAAAACCGGTTGTGATGGTCTTGAAGTGTCGTTAGAAGGATATATAATTCTTTCTAAACCATTACCATCTATCCAAGCAAGCTGAACATATCCGACATAGTCTTGTGGCATTGGTATTGTTAAAGTAGATCCAACTTCAACTTCTTGTATTTTTTCTATTCTTGAAATGTCGTAACTAAATTCTTGTATCGCTCTTTTAGCATGAAACATGACATCTAGCTGCCTTGCTGTAGTTATTATTTTGTCGTCTCCAACATAAGAAACCATAAAGTTAGCTATAATATCTTCTAATGAAATATATCTATAGCTTCCGTGCTTTTGATTGTCTAATACTATTTTAACTTCTGTACCATCAACAGGTGCTATAGAAAAAGTAATTACGCCCGTATTGTAAGTGTAATTGCTATCATCTATTTCTTCACCGTCAATAAATACAACAAAATCTGTAATAAGGCTTGGTAATGGATCAAACGTTACTGTAAATGCAGTTGTAGAGCCATCTGCTATAAATATTTCTGATAGGCTATAATACTGCCTTGCTGTTTGATTTATAAGTCCCATTTATTAAGATTTTTCTTGAGTTATTTTTTTAGTTTCTTTTGCATCTGCAACCTGCGATACGCTAGGATCTTTTATTGTTAATCCAGCATACATTAATACTTTAAGAACTAAAGTTGTTTCTTCAGACTCATGTAATTCAAAGTCTTGAGAATTGTTTGCATTGTAAAGAGCGTTGTTGTTTACATTAGTATACGCCCATTCTACTTTTATAGGTTTTTTTACATACGTACAGCTTACGCCAGATGTAATTGTAGAGGGATATAATGTAACACTCCAAGACCCATTAGCATTTTGAATGTAAACAGGCGATGTAGTAGATGGTTGAGTTAGTTTAGAACTTTGATAATCAAGCAATTGCTTAATGTCTACTTTTTCAACCTCAGTTCCGTTGTATATAACAGTACCTATTTTATGTAAGTCAGAAGGAAATGTAAATGCTCCAGCAGAGTATGAAAGGTTTCCAAATGTTTTAAACTTACTAATTTTTTCATCAACAAGATTGTACAGCTGAGCGTATTCTGTGTTATTATCTTTTAATCTCATATATTGATTAAGATCAAAAAAATATTGCTCAAATATTTCTAATTGAGCTTGATTCGCAAAAAGATTAAACTCTTGCGGTGTTAAATAACCTCTTTGCTCTTTATTTAGAATAGCAAGTACTCTTTGGTATACTGTATCTATACTTATCATGTTGTTTATTGTTATTTATATTAGTTAGGCCACGTTTAAGCGGCCTAACCTCTATAAAATATTACGTGTTATTTAAGCCTTTTTTCAACAGATTGAAAAACTTCTACGCCTTCATCTGTTTTAAAGTAAGCTGCTAACGCCGAGTATGGATTTTCATCAAATGGTACAGTAATTAACTTTCTTCCTGTTGATGCCCAACTAAAGGTTCTGTTGTCATCTGATAAATTAATAATCCTTTGTTCTACGGACTTAATAGCTAAGTTTCTAATATTTATGTTTTCGTCATTAACCAATTCTAAGAACAAAATAGGATCTTTCTTAGCAAATAGCAATAAATCCCTTTTAAGCTCCTTAGAACTCATATCTGATACCCTAGATCCGATCTCAGTACGCAATATTGCTTCTGCTTGATCAATATCTATAGAACGAGCTGCCATTAAAGCATCTAATTCTAATTCTAAAAAGTCTAATTCGTCTTCAGCATCTTCTTCAGCATCAAACTCTTCAAACAATTTACCTTTTTGAGGGTGATATAATGATAATAGTTTTTGTAACGTTTGTTTCTCTTTTGGTACTACCAATGTTCCATCAGTAAATACAATGTGCCCTAATCTCGCAGGACCCTGAAATTCATCAACAAATGGTGTTTTTTGATTTAAAGTATACTTGATTTCTCTTTCGTATCCTTTTTCTTCATCAAACCAGTAAATTCCTTTACTTCTTATTGTGTATGTTAATGCGTTTCTACCGCCTTTTAAATAATATGTACGGTCTTTAACTTCCCAAGAGTTTTTCTTAGGTTTGGGTTCTTCCTTCACAACAACTTTTTCAATTGGTGCTTCTAAAACTTCTGCTATAACTTCAGTATCTCTTGGTACAGAAGTAGATTTTTTTGGTGTGACTTGTTTTGCCATGATATAATATAATTAAAAAGTGTATAAAAGTAAGAAATACCCCCGTCAGTACAACGAGGGTAAATCCTACAGGGTTATGTTAGTTTAAGATCATGAAGTTATTCGCTCCTTGAACTACTAAACATCTTTCAGATAAGTAGTGTACTTCCATTGCATCAAGATCAGATGTGAAAGCTCCTCCAACTGAACCAGTTGTCCAAGATTTCATTTTTCTGTCATCAGCCTCAGAAGCTCTGTAACGTACGTGTAAGAATGGTCTCTTGATGTTCTTACCTAATACTTTGTCATAAACAGTAGAAGTTCCAGCAGGTACTAAAACCCCTCTGATGTCTGTAACAAGTCCTCTAGTAGTAGCATCGTTTAAGTATTTCCAGTCAGTTTTGTAGAAGTCGTAAGAACCTCTTCTGAATCCAGAGAAACCTAAGTTAAGTGCCATATCTTCGCTGTTAGAGAATACTCCGTAAGAAGTACCACCTGCACCGTAAGAATTTTGAGCAGCAAGCATATCGTCAATGTTTAAAGAAACTTCTCTGTTTAAGAAAAGCATGTTCTCTTCAATTGCTCCTTGCTTGTCTAATTTCTTAAGGATTTCGTCAAAGTCAGATAAATCTTCAGCAGCGTCGTTTCCGTCAACTCCTGCAGTTACGTGGCCTCTATCTTGGATAGCAGCAAATAAACCTTCAGTTCCTGTTGCTCCTGCTCCTGCGGCACCAGATCCGCTTTCAGCGTTTTCTCCTTCTACAACAGCCATTTCTAAGTAATCTTCGAAACGAGTTCTTGTATCGCCTTCAGCTTTTAAGTACCATAAGTATCCAGACTGTCCAGACTCTCCAGTAATTTCAACCCATCCAATTTGTGATGCATCAGATCCAGATACCTCGTATTTGTCTTTGATGATGATTGGTTGGTTAGTGAAAGATTGGAAAGATGGAGTAACAGCTCCTGACATTCCAGTAGTTCCTTTTGAGAACTCAGCACCGAATACGAATAAGTTTACAGAACCGTCAGCAAAATCTGAATCAGTTGAGAAAGCAGCTTTGTCATATCTTTTAGCTGTAATAGTAGTTGCAGTAACTCCAGATACAAATGCTTTAACAGTTGTAGTTCCATCAGAAACAACGATTGTTTGGTTAGCACGTACAGCGTGTCCTGCAGATACAGTGATAACACCAGTTGAAGCAACTAATGCAGCTCCTTCGTAAGAAAGGTGTAATCTTCCTTGCTCTGACCACACTACTTGATCAGAAGTCATTGGCATTTCAGCACCTACCATACGTAAGAAAGAAGAAACAGTACGGTCACCGTATCTTTCAACTTCTGCTTCGTATAATTCTGGTAAGTATTGCTGAGACCAGTCATTTTGCCCTCCTGTAAAAGAAAGGTAGTTAGTTGATAATGTTTGTTTAACTGGAGCTGGAACCGCGTTTAAGTTTGGTCCTCCAGTTGGAGTAATTGTAGCCATTTTAAATTTTTTAAATGTTTATTTTCTAAGTTTAATTTTTAACTTAGAGCTGTCGTCACCAGTTATGGCTCTTACTTTCATTCCTCCGGTTTCTATAACGCCAGTTCCAGTTTTTCTAGGATCCATATTTACATTCTTAGAATCATTAGAAATTTCTTTAATGGCATCAGCTTTACCTTGTTCGTAAAAGTGAGTTGCTAAACTGTCAGCGTTGTTTGCAGCAAAAATAGCCTTGTGGTACCCAGTAGCGTCAGAGATCATATTATTTTCGTCTAAGAACTTACTTATGACATTATTAAGATCGCTTTGTACTTCTTTCGTTTTAGCCACATCATTAACTTTAAACCTGTATTTGTTGCTTCCAACTTTGAAATCAAAACCTTTGAATTCTTCGTTAAAAACTTTTTCGGTTTGCTGTTTAAAATGATTAAACTGTTTTTCCTGAATCTGCTGTACTTCAGATTGCTCCTTGTTATATCGATTAAAAAAGTCTATTGCTTTTTGTTGCTCCGGAGCCAACTTTGAACCCAACTTGACTTCATCGTAGTATTTGCTCTTTTGAGTTTCTAAAAAGCTTTTAGCTTTTGCAACCTCTTCTTTATATGCGAGTTTTTTTCTTCGGATGTCTCGCTCCTCATCTAAATCTTCGTCAAATTCAAAATTGTCTTCAATTAAGAAATCAATTTCTTCTTGATCTAAATGTGATTTAGTTTGTTTGTAATATTCTTTTAGTAACGCATCAGAATCAACATTTGAAAAATCTTTGTTTAAATTAACATAGTCTTCTAATGTACCGCCTGTTTCATTCATAAAGTCTACAACTTTTTGAATATTTTCAGGAAGTTCAATTCCAGTGTCTTTTACTTCTTGAAGTACCTCTTTTTCTGTTACTTGTTCTTCTTCAATAGGTTTAGGCTCTTCTGTGTCTTCAATTAATTCTAAAGCAGATTCTTTTTCTTCTACTTCTTCATTAACTTCTTGCAATTTTTCTTCGGCTTGATCATCGATTTGCTCATTGGCTTCGATTTGCTCATTCCCTTGCTCTTCTTGTTGTACGGCATCTTCTTGCGTTTTAGGTTTACTTAAATCTACTTTGTAGACTCCGTCATCAGCTTTTGTATCTACTCCAGCTGCTTCGAGAACTTGTGTTTCTTTTTCTGCTGCTGTTGGTGTTTCATCAACAACAACTTTTGCGGTTTCTTCTGACATGATATGATATTATATAAGTTATGCAGTATGATTTTATCTTGGCTCAAACTGCCCTAAGCCAAATCCTCCTAGCGTATCAAATCCTGCGGATTCAAAATCTTTTGGAGCTTTATTATTTTTTCTTTGATCTATTAATTCTGATTGTTGAGAAGCTTGTAGTTTTGTTCTTTTATCTTTACGATCTTCTTTATACTTCTCTTTATCATTAATCACTTGTAAATCTAGCTGCTTAAGATCCTTATTAAGCTCATACTCATATTGCATAAGCTGTTTCTTAATTTCAGCCTCTTTTTCTAACATCTGTGCTTTTAATTCGTATTCCGCAGATGTGAGTTGAATTTTAGATTCCGTAATAGCTTGATTTTTTTGAACGTCTGCTTGTGCAGCGGCTTGCGCAGCTTGTGCGTTTGACTGCGATTGCATTTGGATGTTCTCTTGTTGTAATTGCCTGTCTTGATCAAATTTCTTTTTACGTCTTACTTTTAATAATTGATTAGCTAACTTTAAGTTTTTAACTTCTCTAATATCAATAGCATCTTCTAAGTATATTTGTTCTTTAGACAATGCCATTTGAATATTGTTTTCAAGTAACTGCTTCTCCTCGTCATCTGGCGATAATTCTAAGAATATACCAAAATCGTGTAAGTGAAGTTTTGAAATTTCCTCAAGCGTACCAACATTAAATCTACCAATGCTCTGAATAAAGTTATTTCTTGTGTTTGAATTTTCAAGAACATCAGATATTCTAAGTGATATAGCTTCTGCGGTTTTTAATGTTAAATATAAACCTGCTTGTAATATGTGTCTTGTAGCAGTGTTTGAATTTGCTGCTGCAAGTTTTTGTAATCCAACTAAAGCGTTTGAATCAGGCGTAGAACCATCTCTTGCTTCGTTTAATCCTGTTACATCTCTTATCATTTGTAGATAGTAGTTGTAAGAATTAATTAAGCTTGATATTTTACTACCAGCAGAAGACGTTTGTAATTCTTGAATAGGTACTTTACCGTTATTAAAGTCTCCATCCTGCGTCATAGATCTACCAATAACCGAACCAGTTTGGAAATACATATTTAATGCTTCCTGCGGGCTGTAGTTTGTTCCGTTACCTAAATCTATTTCGGATAGTCCATCGGCATCTAAATAAACACCGTCTGGTACCATTCTTGAAAGTACTTGTTGCAGTTTCAAATGCGTAATTTGAATCATATCTGCAAACGTAGTCATTCTACTTACTAATGACTCGATTTGACCTTTATACATTCTAGGAGCTACAATATTGTAACTCATTTGAACTTTAGTAGTATCAGTCTTTGGCCTTGTCATATTTTCAGCAAGCTTCCATTCAAGTAATTTATTAGAACCAATAACTTTAGCTCCATTATATAGTACTTCAATAGATCTATTTACTTTTTCAAATCTTGCTCTATCATCTTTAGGTGGATTAAAAGAATCATCTTTTTTAATAGCTTTTAAAGCCCCTGATGCTGTTTCTTTAACTTTGTATACTTGGTTCTTAAAAGTTTTCCATTCAAAGTATAATACGTATACATATGATTTATCCTGAACGTCAGCTGCAGCATAAGACTTATTATACATTAAAGACCCTGAGCCAGTGCCTTCAATTTCTTCTAAATCTTTTTGAGTTAACTCAGGATATTCTTTTTTAAGATCAGTTAAACTAACTCTTCTAACTTCGCCAACATAATATATATCGTCAAAATAAGGTGACTCAGTGTACGAATAAACAATATCTGCAGGGTCTACATATTTAATTGTAATTCCTTCAGCAGTATTAAAGCTATTTTTAGAACATGCCATACCTATAACAGCAATGTCATAGTCTAACCTTTTCTTTAATAACTCGTATTTATTATGATCAAAAACATTGTTCAAAGCTTCTTCTGAAGCAATCTCAATTGCTTGCTTATAAGTAAGCTGCATATGAAGATTAAGTTCTTCTTCAGTTTCAGGAATGTCTTTCTTATCATTCTCCCTTACGTTAAGCCCAAGCTGTGCTTCTATTTGATCAGATATTTCACGAGATTGCATATCCCTAACTAAAGACTCTACATACTCAGTTCTTTTCTGAATAGAATTAGGATCTTGAGAGTATGCTTTAATATCATATGCTCTTTCGCCAATACCGTTAACAACGATGTCTACAAACTTAGGGATAATAGGTACAGGCTTCCAATCTAAGTTAAGATAAGACAAATCACCATTAATAGATAATTCATCTTTATACTTTTGTATTGATTGCTCTCCTCTAGCATATAAGCGTAGTCTGTGAAAGTTGTCTCTGTTTGCATAGTAGCGTGCAGTTCCTGAATCTCTTTTAAACCATTCCGACTCAATAGCCCTAGCAATTTCTAAACCGTATAGCTTAGAAGCTTTTTCTGAATCTGAAACCGCTTGGCTCGGGAATACACCTCTTGGTAATACTTTTGACATCTATTTTATTATTTTTGAAAATGCTCCTTTGTTATCATACCTCGTAAAACCAAAGTTTAACTTTGTTGTTGTTTTAACTGACTGAGGCATATATTTGTGTCTGTTACAAGCCATTATAGCTAATCCAGAACTTATAGCGGCATCAAACGCCGTTCTCTTATTTATATCAAATTTAGCCCAATCATTTAGGGTTCTATTAAAATATAATGTTCCGTAGTCACCGTTTTCAAAAGCTCCTACATAATCTTGTATATATGTTTCAATTGCAGCTGCGTGAGCTTGTTTTATATCTTCTGAAGAGTTTGGTATACCACCAATTTCTTTTTCAGCGGGTGATAGCTTTGCAGCTAACTTATCAGGCCTATTCATTGAAAACCCTCTATACCCTCTTCTTTTTATATAATACAGCAATCTTGGTTTGTTATTCTCTGCTAGTATTGGCATACCGTAAAATATTAATGCCATCAATACATCTTCAAAAAATATCTCCGCGGTTTGAGGTCTTGCAATATATTCTAAAAAGAAATGATGAGGTGGAACCCCTTCTGTCATAGAAAAAGTTGTTAACCCATGCAAAGCTCCCTTAGAACCTCTTCCGTCTGTTGTGCCGGATATGTCGTAACTATCACAACCAAAGGCTCCTAGGTCACTATTCCCTGGCGCTTTTGTACCATTTTTTATTATTACACGGTTTTGAAGGTTTAAAGGCGGAATCCAGGATATATTAAATCTACCGTTTTTGTCTGGATAGAATATAACCTTAGTGTCTTTTATACCATTCTCCCAAGCAAAGTTTCCTTTTGTAACTACATTAGAAATACCAATGCCTTCGTTGTAATCTACTTGATCGTATATTTTTGTTAAATTAAAGATAGAGTTTTTAGCTTCATCTCTAAACGCGTGCTCTGTTGTTCTAGGGAACTGTCTGTAAAATTCATTTAAACCATCTTGATCAGATTTTAAACCTTCTACTTCGTTTTCCCAATGCTCTATAACACCTACATCTATGGTGTCACCGTAAGGCCCTTCAACTGCTTCTCCAGGCGTGTCGAAGACAGGTAGTCCATAAGTATCAATGAATCCTTCGTAGTTCCACTCCATAGGAATGAACAAAGAATATAATCCTGAGCTAGTCTGTCCATTGCGGTTTCTTTTAGTAACGTCTGATGATTCATAAAGCTTCTTAAAATTACTTCCTCCTTTATCTAATGCGTTTGATGTTGAACCCATCATACACTTGCCTATAATCCTACTACCAAGTCTTAAAGTTGTTTTTGTGACTCTCCAGTTGTTTAGTATATTATCAGGTCTTTCCCATTTTCCACTTTCATCATGCACAAGCATCTTAAGCTTTTCACCATCATAACTGTTGTCCCCTGTGTTTTTCCAGTCAATTGTCGTATCTAATCCCTCTAATGATTGTCTTTGTTCTTTTGACGTGATGGACTTTCTTGTAAGCTTACTAGCGGGGACACGGTAGGCGAGTTCCGTTTTAGGCCTGTCCATACCGTCTTGGATTGGTTTAAAAAAGAATGGGTAGTTGATGGATATAGGGACCACCTTGTCTGTAAACATCTTTTTTGCATCTCCTCCACTTTTAGATAATATTCCGAAGCGTGCATCACTTGAGATTGTAGCCTGATGTACTGTCTCTGCTGAGGACATAAAACTAAATCCTGACCTCCTATTTTTAAGGTAGCACATTCCGTAGCAGCGTTGATCTGCCTTGCAAGCTTCCCAGAATATAAAGAATAATCTATTGGCTTCACGAAAGTCTGGCTGCCCAACGTCAATCTTGGTCCACTGCAAGTACATATAGTGAGACCCAGTAACATAAACGTCAAATCCTTTATTCTTAAACCAAAAACCCTCATCCCTTCTTTTAAATTCTTCCTCTATATAATCAACCCATTTGCTTTTAAATTCATCCGGATATGTTTCCCAGTCAAATATAGTCTTAATACTTTTAAGCTCCTTAGGATACTCCTGTGGAGTCCAGCGATCGTGTTTGCTATACACGTTGCGAGCTTTTGGTAATGCAATGGTTAAATTTTGTATTTCGTATATATCACCAATCTCCCCGGTCTTGCTTATAACGATAATATCGTGCTCCGCATTGTACCCATACTTCCATGATTTAGATTTATTCAATCTTGATATCGTAGTATGCTTAATTGGTTCTACAACTTTAAATAATGTTTGCTCGTACATTACTTACTTCTTTTTTCAGCAAAACCTTTAAAAGAAATCTGCTCCTCTTTAGGCTTGTCATCTAATATATTCTTTTCGTCTTCAATTCTATTAAGTATTTCAAACGCGTCAAATATTGCTAATTTTTTTGTTGCCGCAGCCGACTTTAATCTATCAGCAGATAAATCATCTTCAGTGTTTGTTATAATTTTTTCTTCGGCAACCTTTATTAATTCAGAAACAGCTTTATGGCCAGCTATTATAATATCTTCTTTTATTTCTTTTACGGTTTTCATATTTAATTAAATTAAAAATTTAAAAGGAGAATCATTTTTTCTTGATCCATTCAACCAAGATGTTAAAGTAGAATACTTAATACTATGCTTATTACAAACATCTTTGGCGCAATTAAAAATTTCACCATTATCAGTATTAATAACTTTTTTTGCTTTTGGATGATTCGCTCCTCTTCTGTTTTCAGACCAATATTTTTTTAATTTATCTGAATGAGTTTTGCCATACATTCCGTTATTTATGCCAGATACAGACTTCGCTCTTTGCTTTCTTGTTTTTTCTGAATGAAGTTGCCCTAAAGCACCATCTCCTCCGTCTGTCATATTGCATAAACAGCCTGTTTTTTTATCTATCCTTCCGTATAATGCAATAAATTCCTTTTCTTTTTCTTTAGCAAAATCCCAAGAAACATTATTAAATAATATTTCAACTCTATATTCTGTTTTACATGCTATGCTTTGCCAAAATTTACTTCTTCTTTTATTTCCCTTTTGATAGGCTCTTTTTTCGTTCCTACCAATACCTATATAAAACGGTTCATTTTTATCAAGCCTTATATGCCTATATACTACGCAGCCAGCTGTTATGATATTCTGTTTCATTTCCTTTGCGGTCATAGTGTATTGAAATTGATTTAAGTGGTACTCTATATAGTCTATTTCCGTCTATTATAAACTCATATTCAGAATGCGGTGTAAATCCAACTAATTGTTCTTTAGTAACAAATCCTGAATTATCGGTATACTTTACGATGCCTTTTAATGGTTCTTCTACGTCGGTAGATATTAAACCTTCATCTTCTTTTTTTATTGGAGCCACAAAACAGAATCCCGGTGTTGCAAACCATTCTTTGTTTTGTTTATGTAAAAATATTTGATCTATTGCACAGAAGTAAGTATCTTCTTTAAAATAGCTTTTACTATTTTTTTCATTTCCATGTACATCATAAAATCTTCTGAATATATTATGGTGCACTATAAGCCCGTCCCCTGGTTTTATATTTGTTTCAAACGCTAATGGAGTTGCTTTTACTATTGCTTCTCTGCTAACAAATTTATGGTCTTCAACAGATGTATTTAATACTAACTCTGTTCCGTCAATTTGTTTTGTGTTGTTATATCTTTTTTCTTTTGGCTGTACAATAAAATCTATTGGACTATTCATAATCTAAATTAAATTCAACGCTTATACCCATGTTCTTATTAAAAGATTTCCATGGTAATATATCATCACCTTTTTTGATATATATACAATACGCGTCGTTCTCTTCTATTATATCACAAATAATGTGTCCTCCGTAAACTTGTTGATTTAATTGATAGTGCATAGCGTCAACTTTATAGTCTCTACCTACACTTAATTTTCTAATTGTATTCATTTTATTTGATTTTAAGCAGTATATGTACCGCTTGATGTATAAGTTAGTATTGTGATTTACTATGGCTTTACTGGTCGTTCTACGTTTGGAAAATCTTGTTGAGATGGATAATCCCTGAGCTCTTGCCTGTATGTCATATAAGCAGCGTGCTGCGGATGGTCAGTTATAGGTACTAAATAATCAGTTGCTTTTAACTCAATGTCTCTCCAAGCTCTTTCTATAGTTGTAATTTCATCTAAAGATAATTTAGGAGGTGAAAATACTCCGTCAGAATAAGTGAATCCTATTGCCACCTCATTACTGCCTACCTTTGCTGTTTGTTGAGGTAATTTTTCTGCAAAATCATCTGATGCTATTATCAAATTTTCTACTTTACCCTCTTTTATTATAGCTATTAAATTTTCCATTTTATTCATACCATTTGATTAGACAATATCCTGATGCTGCATTTACATTAACAGCTGAACCACTACCTGAATTAGCTTTAGGAGTATAAACTCCTGATCCTCCTGCACTACCTCCTGCTCCAAAACCTTTATACCCTGATCCTGCCGCTGAGCTTACTGCTGATGCGTATTGAGAAGCGTTGGAGTAGGCGTATGCGTATTGAGAAGCGTAATACCCCCCTGTGTTATTCCAATATAAAGCACCTTCTCCCTGAGAAAGAGGACTTACTGTAGTGCTTGCGTTTACAGCCCTAGAGCTTACACTGCTAGATGAAAATCCTCCTGCTCCTGATGTAAGTCTACCTATTGGATTATTTAATCCTGATCCTCCTAGAGCTGTAATATCTAAGCCTCCTGCCGATGATCCTGTAAAAATAGAATTACCACCATCAGCTCCATTAGATACACCTCCTGCGCCTATAGTCACCGTGCAATCTGTTAGTGAGTTAAGGTATGTCATTGTAGAAATAACTTCTCCACCACATCCACCTTGTCCTGCACTTGCACCTCTTTCGCCGCCTCCTACTATGAATACCTCCACATAGCCTCCTGCATCAATTAAAGATTGACTAGGAGTAAAAATTCCTGATGAGTTATACTCTTGGAATTTAGGGGTTAAACCTCCACCACTTCCTGATGGAAAAAAATCTGTTAAATTACTCATATCTTTATATTATTACCCAGCCTTTTGCTGCATTAGTGAAAATTAGTTCAAAGTTTCTTGCGGGATCATCTAAAGTTAAATCACTCGCTATCCCCATAATGTTACTCCCGTTTCTAGCTACAATGCAAGTCGCTACTGCGGATTGATTGCTTATCTTAACAGAGTCTCCTGCAACAGGTGATGCCGGTAAAGTTAGTGTTAAATCAGCAGTTAAAACATAAACAGTATCTTTTACCGCATTTGTGCTTGCTGATATTACCTGAGCATCATAGTTTAAAGATTCTAATCTATCAATCCATGAAAATGATCCATCTCCATCAGAAAGCAAAACTTGCCCAGATGTTCCGTTTCCAGATACATTTAATTTTGCCGCGTCAACAGCATTGTCTGCTATTTTGCTGTTATGAACCGCTAGGTCTTTTAATACACTGTTTGATACTTTCGTTATTCCCATTGTTTATGTTTTAATTACAAGCTGTTTCGTTATATAATGTTGTTACCTCTCCTGCGGATAGTGCTTTGTTAAAAAATCTTGCTTGGTCAATATTTACTTGATAAAATAAAGATGAAATAGTTGGGTGTGCCGCAAAAGTAAAATCACTAACAGATAATGCTTGCGTACCACTTGTGTTTATAGTTGTTTTAAGAACATTATTAACATATATAGTAGCAGTTGTTGTTGAGGCATTATGAGAAACAACAATGTGGTTCCAATTAGATGCAGTTACCCCTGTTATAATAGTATTATTTCCTCCTGCTGCTTGATAAAATGCTATTTCAACTGTATTACCTCCGTTAAAAGAAACATTATGGTTATTGCTTTGTCTTGCAAAATAAATTTGTTCAGAACCTGTTGAATCTGTTTTTGCCCATACAGAAGAAGTCCAATTTTTACTTATATCTCCTATTCCAAAATCTTGTGACACAGCTATCTTACTGCTACTCCCATTAAAAGAACCTCCTAAGTCAAACTTTCCTACAGGATAAGTAACATCTGTTTGTACTCCGTTATAGTTACCACTTAAATCAAGAGGCGAACCATCTAAAGGATAAGCAGCTACACAACTACTATCTCCTAATATATCTAATGTGTTTGTAGTACCTGAACAAGCTAATACATCACAAGCAGTTTCATTGTATAATGTAGTAACCTCTGCTGCGGATAAGGCTTTGTTGAATATACGAACTTGGTCTATGGAGCCGTCAAAGTAATGCTCTGCCTCACCCGCTGCTCTGCCTATAGAGAAAGGATGAGTTGTGAAATAATCGAAACCAACAATGCTTCCAGAATTATCTAAAGAACCATTAATATATATAGAGACAGAACTTTGAGTCGCTACAACAGCAACGTGATTCCAAGTATTTCTTTGTATTTGAGAAGAACTAAATAAACTTGAATTAACGTTTGATTTGTACGTTTGAAATAATATTAAATTATTGTCTTGAAGTCTTATATTAAATCCTCTACTTTGTCCTTGATAATCATAACAAGAATAAATGTTTTGAAGGTTTTGAGTACTTGCAGAATTAAACCAAGCACTAACCGCTATTGTTGAAAGTTTAAAAGAATTATCAGACAAATCTATCCAACTACTACTACCATTAAACACACCCGCTAAATCAAACTCTCCTACTCCATAAGAAACATCAGTAGGTGTTCCGCTATAATTACCGCTTAAATCATTAGCATTGCCATCTAAAGGATATAAAGCTATACAGCTGTTGTCTCCTAATATGTCAACTGTTTCTGCTTGACCACCGCAAAGAACTGTTCTTTCTTGGTATAAAGACTGTACTTCTAAAGGGGTTAATGCTTTGTTGAATATTCTAACTTGGTCTATTGAGCCGTTGAAGTATGCAAATCCCACATCAGACCTGTAACTTCCTAAAACTAAGTTTGTATTTATAGTACTGGTAGCGCTTAAATTTAAAACTTTACTATTTATGAAACTATCATTTATATAAATGTTTGCCGTATTATTAGAAAAACTATATGTAACTACTAAATTATACCAAGTACTTGGGGAAAGCGGAGTTGATGACCAAGAAGAGGTATAATAAAGAACACCCTCTCTACCTCGTGCAACCTCTATATTGTAATTTCCAGATGAGACGTATCTTATTGTTATCCTAAAAGAGTCCGAACCATTTCCTCCTAAAATAGATTTGTAGTCGCTGTTAAAAGATGAAGCCATATTAAACCAACAAGAAAAAGAACAATCTGTGTTGGTTGAAGGAATTACTTCACCAATACTAACATAACTACTACTACCATTAAAATTAGCAGCTTGACCAAATACACCTGCCGAATAAGCAGCAGTTCCACTCCAAGTTCCATTGTATACACCGCCTTCATCGTTAGCGTTGTTTTCAAGTCTATACAAAGCTAACCCACTAGAATCTCCAAATGGATCAACTTCACTAACTGTATTTGTAACCTGTAAGTACACAACTATATTAAACGCTCTTTCCGTAGACTGATTTTCATCATCGCTTGCTGTAACGCTGAAGTTGTATGTAGTCTCTCCAGCTGGCGTAGGAACGCTTCCATCTATATCAGCACCTGTAAGTGTTAGACCTGTAGGTAAAGCACCCGTAGTAACGCTATAGCTTATTGTTCCGCTATCTGGCTCTGTAGCCACTAAAGTAATTGTTGGGATTGTTGAACCAGCAGGGAATGTACCTAAGTTTCCAGCGGCTGTTGTCCATGAAGGAACACCGTTGTAAGACATGCCATCTACAGATGTAGCATTACCTCCGTCTACATTTGTTACAACTACATCGTAGTCACCAGCAGTCTTAGCAGGTGCCTCAAAAGTAATCTCAGTAGCAGAAACAAAAGTAATCACAGAAGGTGTTGTGCCTCCAATTGTAACCGTAGCTCCGGTCTTAAAATCAGAACCGTTTATTGTTATTGTTTGACCTCCAACAGGATCAGCAGCTAAGTCATCACCTGGGTAAGATAAAGACGTAATTATAGGTGCTACAACCCCTGGGAGTTGCTGCCATATAGTACCATTCCAAAACTCTAGCTTCTTATCAGTAGTGTTATACCTAGAATAGCCTTGCTCTGGACTTGATGGCCTCTGTGCAGTTGTTCCACTGGGTAACTGTATAAAGTCATCCCTGTCTGGGAAGTTTAATAATCCGTCTTTTACTTTAGTTTGAGCCATGTGCTATGAATTCGTCTTTAGATGTATCGTAAAAATCTCCAACAGCTGCAAACTTGCCTCTGAAGGTTCCGTTGTAAGATGTCTGTTTCCAGTTGTCCCAGTTAGATAGGTATCTGCATAAGTCTAAACCTAGCTTCTCTTTCTCAACACCGTTCTCATCTAGCAAGACATCATTAGCAACAACAATTACTTGCTCTACTATATTTTCGTTATTTAATTTTGCAAAGTGCGCCATGTCTTAAGCTGTATATGTTCCACTTCCAGTGTATGTTAATATTGTGTCTGTACCATCAGTAGTTACGGTTGGGCTTCCTGTTGTAATTCCTGAATAGTTAGCTGTAGGAAACCTAAGTATTACTACTCCAGAGCCGCCATTCGCTGCATTATCATTGTATACATATGTTGAATAACTTCCCTGACCAGAACCACCAGCGCCTCCGCCAGTGTTAGCGCCACCATCACCTCCAGTAGCATCACCTCCATTTGAAGCCTGATTACCATTTCCTCCATTATTCAAACCACCAGTGCCTCCTAATCCAGCTGCTGGTGGAGATGTTGAGGCGTCTGCAGCACCACCGCCGCCGCCTCCGCCAATGCCGCCATTTCCTGCTGAAGAATCTTCCGCTCTATCCCATTGAGCCCCGCCTCCGCCACCAGCAAAATAAACATTTGATCCGGTGATAGTAGATAAATACCCAGCGCCACCATGCGGAGTAGACGAAGGATTGAATCCAGATTGTGTAGCTCCACCGCCACCGCCGCCTGCAATCTTAGAATAAGGCTCACCATCATCTCCTCCTGAATTACCTTGCCCAGAAGTCCCTGATCCTTGAGATCCATTATAAGGCGCTCCACCTCCGGATCCTCCTGAAGATGATGTTCCAGATGTTCCATTATTAAAGTAAGTTGCTCCAGCGCCGCCGCCAATAGCTGTTATTGTAAATGAAGATGTAGATATTGTTGTGTTTCCTCCGTTTTGTCCTGGAGCTTCGTTTTCATTAGATCCAACACCACCAGCGCCTCCGCTTCCTACAGAAATAGAAAAAGAGGTTCCAGACGCAGTATTTTGAAAAATAGATTCTATATATCCTCCTGCTCCTCCACCCCCAGAGTGCCTTGTTCCAGTGCCACCGCCGCCTGCAACCGCTAAATAAGAAATGTCATATTCTGCTGAAACATTTAAGCTAAAATCTCTTTCATTAGATTCTCCTTCAGAATCAGTAGCTGTTATTGAAAAATCAACCGTCACAAAAGTATTGTATCCAGTCAAAGTTCCGGATATAACGCCTGTAGAACTATCTAAAGACAAGCCAGTTGGCAATGAACCAGATGTAACGGAGTATGTTATAACATCATTAAAAAACTCAGCCGCAGAAAGGTTTATATTAGATATAGGATTCCCCGATTGATTAATAGTACCAAGAGACCCAGCTTCGGTTATCCAAGTTGGTGCCTCTGAAACGTATAATAATTTTTTATTGTATGCCATTATACTAGTGGTTGATTTATACTAACCCAGAACTGAGCTGGTGATGAAGATGTGCACAAAACTTGAACTAAGTTTGTTTTAGTTCCATCATACTGCCCAAAAACAATATTAGCAGCAACAGGGAGTGTTAAAGTGTAATCCCCTGTAATTACAAGGTCCTTAACCTCTCCAATATTAAAGTTAGTAAATGTTAAAGTCGTATTAGCCCCAAGTGTTTTAGTAAATACTTGACCCGCAGAAAAATCAACCGTGTCAGCTGGGATTTCCAAAGATACCGCATTTAACAAATCTTGAGCGTCTCCAAGCTGCTGTAGAGCCTTAGACTGAAGTACTATATCTTCCGATGTAGCTGTAGCCGCCGTTATCTTGGCGTCTAAGTAATTAATTACTGATGTGGTTAATGATGCTAATGTTGCCATTTGTTGTTGTTTATGATAATATTGTTGAGTAATATGTTTCTGTTAATCCTACTAATCCGTATACGGCTAATTTTCTATCTGATCCGCCTCCGCTACCAGCTGTTATACTTGCAAAAGTAATAACTTCTACCGTGTATCCATTCTGAGGAGCTGTGCTAAAACTTATTGTTGTTCCGTCTAAAGTGTATGTAGACTTCTCCTGATAAACACCTTGTAAGAATACAAATGTTTTATCCTTGCTATCTACAGCTTGAGGCAATGTAAAGTCCGTTGTTACACCATCCCCAGTAATCAAGCTACTGTTTAAAGATGTTAAATCTACAGCCTTTAAATGCACAACCTCTATCTCAACTCCGCTAGGTACGTTCTCACTAAATGTTATAACATTGTCTAAGACTGAATAAGTGCTCTTAGATTGATAAACACCGTCAAAGTATACTTGAGTATTGTTTTCGCTTGAAAGCGCCTGAGAAAGCGTGTATTCGCTTGTAGAGCCGTTACCGGTAAATGCGTCTGTCTTTACAACAGCAGATACAGAAAGCAAATGTATCACTTCAATATCTGTTCCTGAATCAGGTGCTTCGCTAAATGTAATAACACTACCAGAAGTAGTGTAGTTTGCTTTAGACTGATAAACACCGTCTATGTATACCTGTGTCTGACTTTCGCTTTGTACGGGAGAAGATAAAGTAAAAGCAACAGTTGTTCCATCGCCAGTGTACTCATTTTTTTCTACAGTTAGCGTACTTGCTGCACTACCCCCTGTAGCTAAATCACCGTTCTTCCAATACCCTTGAGCCGCATCCCATATAAGGCCTTGACCATTCGATACGTCTTCAATATGTACATCATGTAGTTCGTGTATCCCTTCATTGCCTTGAACCCTTACAGCTAACTTTCCGTTTGTAGAAGAGTTCAAAACAAATGCAGTAGCAAGCTTTACAGCTGGTGCTTCAGGCTCTGTAACCGTTAATCCCCCAGGGACCGTTGGGTCACACCAAAGGACATCTCCATCGTTAAATGCACTAGTGTTGATTTGATCAACAACTCCAAAGTGTACCGCTTTTCCAAACTCACCGTTAGCAATAGTTTCTTCTAGTATACCTATGTAGTACTTTGGTTCTACAGCACCACTAGCGTCCATAGGAGCAACTAGTATATTGCCTGAGTTCCCATCAGTACCAACTGCCATAAGACCAGTCCCTCTATTTATAGTAGAGCCTGTCTCATTCTTTACTTCAAAGTATACAAAATTAGACTGCGCACCCGTTACACCAGATAAGTCAGACCAATCAAGAGTACCCGCGGCAGCATCAGTTATAGATAAGTATTGACCGTCTGCACCAACCGTTGTAGGAAAAGTGTACTGGTCATTAATATTAATTGAACTTTTAAACTTAACTGCCATGTAATTTTATTTATTACCCAATCTTAGTAACCAACACTCTAATAGAGTTAGTAGGCGTAGAAGAGAATGTTATTGTTGCCGTTGTTGTAGAAGCTCTTTGAACATCTGCAAATACAGTCTCATCAGTTACGGTGTCATATAATTGAATAATTACGTCTTTTGTATTTAATCCGTGTGTTATTGTAGCCGTATCATTAATGGTAGTAGCATATGAATTAGCTGATACGCTTGAAGACACAAAGTTTTCAGTAGCAATATTTTCGCTAGTACCAGAATAGATTTCTATTTGCCACTTATCAGTAGTTTCATTCCATAAAAGAGATACGTTAGAGTCGTCACCCCTTTCAACTTCAATACCAGCACTTTCTGTAGCACCACCAGTAGCGTTACTATTTAAAGTAATAATATTGTCAGCTAAAAGAATCGTTTCGGTATTAACAGTAGTCGTAGTACCTGATACTGTTAAATCGCCGCTAACAGTAACATTGTCACTAAAAGTTTTATTGCCACCTATAGTTTGATCACCAGAAGTTCTAACAACCGTGCTATCAACATCAATGGTTACATTATCGTCACTTACGGTTGTAGTTGTACCATCACCGCCTGTAAAATTTAATGTACCAGATATTAATGATACAGAATCCGTTCCAGTATCCCCTGATATAGATAAAGAAGAACTTACCGATTGTGTTCCGGCACCAGTTAAACGACCATCTTCATCAACGGTAAATGTTGCAATTTCAGTAGCAGAGCCATAAGAGCCAGCATTTACACCTGTAGTATTAAGTTCATTTGATGTAATACCAGAAGCTTTTACTCTTAATGTATCGGCATTTACTTCTAACGTACTATTGTCGGTGTTTACATCTATGGTTACAGATCCAGAATTACCTCCACCTGTTAAACCGTCTCCAGCAATTACCTCAGTTAAATCACCTGAGATATTTACCCAAGCAGATCCATCATATACAAAAACGAAGTTTGTTACCGAGTTATAATAAATTTGCCCCTCTACCGGATTGGAGGGAGCTGAAGCCAACGGGTGTAAAACCGCATTTTGAATCTCGTTTTGATTTAAATCGAGACTAGTTAAAAATTTTTGTGCCATATCTTTTTAGTTAGTTTAGGTATGCTTTACCTGAAAATGATCCGTTAAATGTTACAGTTAATTGATTAGTCGTATTATATGTTATATCTCCGACTACCACTGTATTTGCTGAATCAACAATAGTAACAGAAGGAAACTTTTCTAAGTTATGATTTATCACCCAAGTATTTGAAGCTGTTCCTTGAGTATGCACGTATTTTTTGTCCGCAGCGGCTTGAGCTTCAATTACGCCGTAATAAGTATTTCTTGAAAACAAACCATTACCTTCAACAAAAATAACTGTTGCGTCATAAAAAGTAGGTTGGGAAGGCCTTTGAATTAAAGAAGTTAAATTATATTTAGCGAATGAATTAACATCAGATAAGTCATATATAAATATTGCACTATCTTCTAGGTAATTTAAATAATCTACCGCATAAATACCTCCAGATGTTTCTTGGCTAAATACAAAGTTTGTTATTGCTGAAAACTCTGTTTGGTCGCCAAAACCGTCGGGAAATGATATAGTGCCATCAAGCCTTGAGTTTGGTGCAGCCGTATACGATTTAAATGGTATCTGACCACCAATTCCAATTTTGCCCGTTTGGTTAAAGTTATTAGCTATTCCTTGTGCCGTAAAATTTCTAGTTTTACCAGTAGAAGAATCAGTACCAATCCATTTATCTAAATCCTGTACATCAAGATCCGTTTTGTAGGTATTAATTCTAGCCATTCTTATCGTCTTTCTTTACTGCTGATCCAAAGTAATATCCAAAGATGCTCAGTGCAACTCCTTCAACAATACCAATCATGTGTATAAATATTTCTTTATTGCTTTCAGGAACATTTGTAGTTACTACTGTATATACTAAAAAAGCAAATGCTGCCAATCCAACAACTCCAGTTAAAGACATCATCCAGTCTTTACCACCAGATGAAACTATAGCAGCTTCTCTTTTCCTAGCAGAATCTCTATCTTCAACTTCAAGTCTGTATAATTCAACTAACTGATCATGAGCCTGAGCTTTCTCCTCTTCTGACATATCAGGATCTGTGTCAATTAAATTTTTAATTACACCTAAAACCCCACTATCCGGAAGGGCCTTACTAGCCCCTTTAATAAATCCCGGTATAACACCCAATAGTATTTTACCTAATCCTGTTTCTTTAAAAGGTTTTTTATCGGCGCTCATATTTACTTTTGTTTTTTTCTACCAGCTCTTTTTTTACCTGCAGCAGCTTTTGGTAAATCACCAATTTGATTTCCAACTTCTTTAACTGCTTTAGCAACATCTTTACTTTCTTCAACTACAGCAGCTATCCTAACTTCTGCTTCGTCTAAAATCTCGTTGATTTTATCTGATGTGTCTTTTCCAAACTTATCCGCAAAATCAGGGATATGGTTGTTATCTTCATCGTTGAATAAGCCTTTCTTTTTAAGGTATACCCCAAGCATTATTAATCCTGCTATAATTAATACAATTGCGAATACTATAAATGTTATTTTCATGTTTATTTATTTTTATATGGAAAAATTTTATTTAAAGCGTCTTGCCTTCCTTCACATCCACAAGGTATGTTTAACCCTTTAGACATCTTGTCTACCATAGTTTGTATGCCGGAAGCTTTTGTTATTTTAGCAATACTATCGCCAAGACCTTTTGATTTCATTTTTTTCTTTTTAAAGATTTTACTCGCCGCGGTTTACCTGCCGGTTGTCCTAGGCTTTTCTTTTCTCTTATCTTCTTTGCTTTCTCAGCTGAAGACATTTCAGAAGCGGTTTTAGGCGTTTTAGAAGATATACGTTTCTTAGGTCTGCAATAAGGTACTCCTCTGCCATCACCTTTGGATCTACCGCAAGGTTTACCTGTACGTACATCTATCCACTCTTCTTTAAACCATCTTTTTAAGCTGGCGCCTTTTTTACTTTTTCTTACTGCCACTGCCCCACTTTTTAGCGCCGACTTTACGGCATTTAGCTATTGCCCCAGAAGCATAAGCCGAGGGGAATACCTTATATCTTTTTTTTACTTTGTGGTAGCATGCATCTTTAGCCATTACTTTTTCTTTTTCTTAAGCTTTTTAAAATCAGCTCCAGTTATTTTGTTGTAAGGCTTTGCTTTCCCAGCAATCTTTTTTTGTTTTGGTGATAATTTTTTCATAATATTAACAGTTCCATTTACGTCTTGCAGCTTTTCCGCGCTCTGAGGCCCAGCTTTTAGATCTTGCACAAAATGATTTTCTTCTTTTCCAGGCCTTGCTACCTCTTTTTAATTTTGACGGAGGAGTAGTTACTGCGGTTTTGAGCTTGCTTCCAGGATTATCTTTTCTGTATTTAGCAACCCCTTTAGCGGTCATACCACCGCCAGCTTTAGAACCAGTGCCACCTTTTTTATTCACCTTAGCGTAATAGCCAAGGGATTTCTTTTTTGATGGGGCTTTCTTATTTGCCATGATTACTTTTTAAAAGATACGTTCTGTATGCTATAAGTTTTCTTTTTGGCATACTTAGCTCCTTTCTTACCTTCTTTTTCTTTTTTAGAAAGAGCAACGTCGTCAAACTTTCTTTCTTTTTTCATTTCCTTAACTTTTCTACCAGTTTTAGAATCACCCGCAGGAGCAGCTTGGCCTCTACTAATAGTTTTCTTTTTAGCGGTAATAGTTACTTCCATATCAGAAGCAGGAAATTGAGTAGAAGCAGACATTCTTTTAGCGTCTTTTTCTTTGAAGTTTGATGGAGTATTTTTTTCTTTACTCCCTGGTTTCATTGAGTATCCCATAATAGTTGTTTGTTATCGTTCTTTATCTTTTCTCATATCATCTATAGCTTTATTAAAAACTTTATCTGTATATGATTTATTATTATAAAATATACTCCTCGATGATATAGGTAAATCTTCTTCACCTAATAAAACTTTGTATATTCTAGTAATTAGTTGCTTGCATTTAAAAGAGGTTGTGTATATTGTAAACTTCTGAGTTGTATGGTTTCGTTGCCTCCACACTTCTATCCAGCCGGTTTTTCGTAGTTTTTCCCAGCGGTTTTTATCCCATGAATAAGTATAAACACCCTCTATGAAATCATTACGTGTAAATCTGTTTTTGCAATCCAAGTAAATGAGTAGCTCAAGATCCGCATCGTTCAGGTCATAAGTTTTACAGGCCCATTTGCGAACGAGCCTGTAATACTTTAATAAATTTAATTCTCTTAAATCAGATGCTTCTAGTCTTTTCATTCCACTATAACTACATCTGGTTGTCTTATAACTTTATAAAGCTTTCCTTTATATTCAATACCGTGCCCGGCATGCCTGTCATAGTATATTGTATTGCCTTCCGCGACACCCACTGTGTTTTCGCCTATACTTATAACTTTACCTTTTAAATAACGTATATCGCTAGTATGCTGGTCCATTATAAGTAAACCGCTTTCTGACTTCGGCTCTTCTTTGATCTCCGTAATTACAATGTAATTATTTACTGCTTTCATTGATTCTTACATTTGAGATTACACAATCGGTTGACATGATCGTAGCGGCAACTGACGATGCATTAATTAAAGCTGTTTTAGTGACCAGTACGGGGTCGATTACGCCTGCCTTAATCATATTTACTTCTTTACCGGAAATAACGTCTATACCGCGTCCTTTTGTCTCCACGTTAGTTTGTGGTAATCCAGCGTTTTCTAATATGGTATAATAAGGTGCAGTGATCGCTTTCATAAACGTATTCTCCACGTCTCCTTTAGCATTGATCTTATTACTTGCATCAAGGAGAGCAACACCCCCACCTGAAACAATACCCTCTTTAAGCGCAGCCTTAACCGCATATATAGCGTCTTCAACTCTGTCTTTCTTTTCTTTAAGTTCAACCGGACTATTACCACCCACTTTAATAACACCTACAGCACCGGCGAGCATCGCGAGCCGTTGTTCCAATTTTTTCTTAATAAAAGGATTTTGTTCAGACGAAATTTTATTCTGCACGCTTTCAACTCTTTCGCTGGCAGCTTCAGGCATTTCATCAATGGTAATTATTGTAGTGTTGTTATCTGTGACAGCTTTTACTGCTTTGCCTAGAATATCGGGTTGTATCATATCCAAATCATCCCCGAGTTCTTCGTTCATTACGGTTGCACCAGTTATCGCTGCTATATCTTCTATAGTATCTCTTTTAGTCGCACCGAAACCCGGAACATCTACGATGTTAACTTTTAAGTTACCTTTAACTTTGTTTGTTAAAAGTGCAGCCATTGGCTGTTGTTCAACAGTTGCAACAATCAGTAAAGATCCTTTCTCCTTTATAACGTGTTCTAAAACGTTTTGAATCTTTCTAATGTTTGGTATAGGCGAAGCAACAATAAGTACGTAAGGATTGTCTAAAACAGCCTTGCCGGTATCTGTGTCAGTAATTAGGTGCGGGGATTTCAAGCCTGAATCAAATTGTACTCCATCTACGATTTCAACGTACGTTTGTTCAGATTCTGACTCTTCCATCAGGACCACACCATCTCTACCTACTTTTTTATAAGCCTCTGCAATAATACCACCTAACGCTTTATCATTGTTAGCCGATATACTTGCTACAGCATCTAACATATCGTCTTTTACTTCAACTGCCGTCTTATCCAAGTAATCAAGTACTTTTGCAACACCTGAATCTATACCGTCTTTTATTTGCCTTACAGTAACGCCTAAGTCAGCATCTTTAAATGTATTTATGATTGCATGAGCTAACACTGTCGATGTTGTAGTCCCATCACCTGCTTCTTTCACCGTTTTTTGCGCAGCCTGCTTAATTAAGGTTGCACCAATGTTTTCTACAGGATCAAAAAGCACTACGCTGTTAGCAACAGTAACACCGTCCTTAGTAACTACAGGTTTACCAGAGGCATCCTCGTATATTACACATTTTCCCGACGCTCCTAGTGTAGACTTTACCGCATTGGTTAATTTGTCTATACCTACCATTACTTTATTTCTAGCTTCATCGCCAAAGTTAATATCCTTGACAATTTCGCTTACATGATTGTATTCCATTTGATTTAATTTAATTTATTTAACTGAATGTTTTAACTACTTTCGGTCCATCTAAGAACTCTAACTTCTTTTTGTAGTGTTCGATCGTTGCATCAATTGCTTTCTCGCAACCTTCCAAGGTTTCTCTCCTTGTAATATCAATCCAAACATTCTCGTCAATAGTACCCTTCTTTTGGTACTCGGCTTGATAAAAGCCATTCGCTAATTGCGTAATTCTCCAATGCTTCTTCTGAGTTACATACTCTAAGAATTCTTTGGTGTCTTCTGTGTTGGTTTCAGTTCTACCCTTCTGGTAGCCTCCTGAGGTGTAAAAATAAGTCATATGGTTTTAATTAATGGTTTACTTGTTGGTTTACCACTTTGCAAGAGGACACTTACTCTGTGGCGACAGCGTCTTAGCTGCTATGTTGCATCCGCAACCTTTTTCAATTTTTCCAGTCTTTAGGTTCATACCGCCCTTCTTAGGATCGCACGTATTACCGGTTCTTAAGTAACACATGTTACACAACTGCATTCTATCTGCAGCCATATCCTTTGTTTCTGGATCAAGGATATTAAACTTGTCTTTAACTACATTAGCCCATCCGGTTATAATGTGTTCTATATTTAATTTCATTTTTTCTTTTTCAATGTGTTATTAGTGGTCTTGGTCTTACTTCTATTAACCTTAATTGAAACAAACTTTTTTCTATTATGGTCATAGTCCTTACCATTAATATCTTTCCCAGCCTTAATAGCAGCCCTACGCTTACGCTGGTTCTCCGCCTTCATCTTTCTTCGACGAGGTGTCATAGCCGCTGCTAAATCACGTTTGCGCTTAGCGATCAATGCTTTCTTAGATAATTTCTGTGCCATACCTATAATATCACATGTATATCCAGCATCTTTAAAACTGTGCAACCCAGTTATAAAAACTGTGACGATAGCCCCCTACTATATACATATAAGAGGCTAATGTCGCACTTTACAACATATAAGCAATGCTATTGCACTGGAAAAATTTGTTCAGATATAGGGAACGATTGTATTACATATATATTTTACACGAACCGTCTTCACAACGGAATCGATATTTTTTACCCCACGGGGCCCCTTTTGAAACGAATTTCGTAGAAAGTTTCAGCTTTTGCTGTAGCGCAGCGTAACTATCGTTAACGACTACGTTCGGACCTCACATCAATTTGCGACGTTTTTGTTTCACAATAAAAAAGAGTTGATACGAGTCTATATTGATAATATATATGTAAGTAAAAAATAA